CGCAAGCTCCATGATGATCGAAAGCGTGGTGCATCGTGACGGTCACTAAGCCATCGGCCGACGTCGTGGCGATGAAGCAAGGCAAGCGGCATCGCGCCACGTTCGCCCGGTCGAAGTGCCCTCGCTGTGGAAGGCCGATCGAAATTGGCCAGATGCTTGAGCGCGTCTATCCTGTTGGTGCGACTGTCTGGGCGCATGAAGGATGCGTACCTGCCGAGCCTGCGGCCTATTCTCCCGAAGCCCTTGAGAGATTCCCTAGCTTGAGTCGCGAGGAAGGTAACGGCGAACTGCCAGCCCGGGACGACGCGGCTGATTGTGCGGCCGTTGTTTCTCAGGCCGTCGAGTTTGTGACGCAACCGGAAAAGCCTGCCGAAGTTGGCCCTGCCGATCCGGAAGCCGTCGCTCGGTTGGTCATGGAAAAGATGGGTGTGGACATCGCTCAAGCCGCGGCCATCGCCGCGCAGCGCGTAGCCGAGACGCTGACGGACTCAGTCGGTAAGGCGATCCTCGGGGACGTGCTAGAAGCTGTCAACGCGAAGTGCCGGCAACTGGCCGTGACACTGGCGGAGCACGTTGATACGCGGCTCGACAAGTTAATGGTGCCGAAGGTTGTGTTGCTCAAGAGCGAGACGACCGAGCGCGTGATCGATGGCGTGACGCATGCCGCATTCCCGCGCGTGCTTCAGCTTGCGGCGGCCCGTTGCAATATCTTTTTGCCAGGTCCGAGCGGCTGCGGAAAAACGCACCTAAGCCGGCAAGTTGCCGACGCCCTTGGCCTGGAGTTCGGCATCATCAGCTTTTCGGAGGGCGTGAGCGAGACCAAGATCGTCGGCCGCGTGCTGCCGAACCTGTCTACCGGGCAGAGTGTTTATGAGCCAAGCGAATTCGTAACGCGATTCGAGCAAGGCGGTGTGATGCTGCTGGACGAAATTGACTCGGCCGACGCGAACGTACTGCTCAAGATCAACTCGGCTATCGGCAACGGATACCTGGCCCTCGACCGCCAAGAGAATCCGATCGCCAGCCGTCACGCTGATTTCGTCTGCATCGCGGCTGGCAACACGTTCGGCCACGGCGCCGACATGGAGTACACGGGCCGCACGCGGCTGGACATGGCGACGCTTGACCGCTTCCGGATCGGAACGGTGCCCATGGATTACGATCCGGAGCTGGAGAAAACCCTTTGCCCTGACGCCGATCTGCGCAAGGTTTTGCAAGGCTGGCGGGCGAAGATTCGCGAGCACGGCATCCGCGGCCGGATTCTATCCAGCCGCTTCCTGCAAGATGCCTACCGCATGACGCAGGTAGCAAGCTGGACGCTCCGCGAGATCGAGGAAGCGTATTTTGCAGGCTGGAAGCGAGACGAAAAGCTGAAGGTGCTCGGCCGCAGTTGACGGCCGGAATGTCGTGGCGATATATTGAGTGAATCATGGGACGTGGAAAGCGCAAGGAGAGGCCGTTGGCCGAGGCAATGACCTGCTGTGCTTTCGTTGGTGGAATTGCTGACGGCAAGAAAGAGCGCGTGCGCGATTGGATGAACTCTGCAATGGTCGTCTCACTTAAGCGCGGTCCTTCTCCGCGAGCAATGTACTTTTCGAAATATCGGCGGCGACCGGGCACATCCGTATTTGAGTTGGAACGAGAGGAACCGGCCGAGTTCGTCTACATTACCGAACTTGTGGACGAGCAACCAAATCCTGAAGAAGCATCCTTTCCCGTCTCTGTATGCGACACGTAACTTTGCCGAAATCCGAACGCCGTCCACCGGCCGAGCTACTCGTCTTCGACGACGTGCTCGACGCCTCGACGCACGGCCTAGCGGCTACTGTCGGGGACAAGCGGAACCCGAACGCTGTCCTGCCGGAGTTGGCTGCCGGCTTCCAGGGGCGGCGATTTAGCGGGCTACATGCCGCCGCCGAAGCTGCCCACAAGCCGTGGCCTGAAGGACTGGCCATCATTGAAGACATGCTACAGCGACTCGACGACGCTGACCTGCCGCAGCCGGTCAGCCGACGGCGCAAGCGAGTGCATAGCGAAGATGACGGTGACGAGGTTTGCGTCGACCGTTACCTTCGCGGCCGGGATGATCTGTGGGAAGCTCGGCACAAGCGAGTCCAGCGGGCACCGGCCGTCGTGACGATCGCAACGAACCTATCGGCGAACTGCGGCGTCGATCACAAGAGTATCCTCTGGCGTGGCGCCGCGGCCGTGTGCTTGGCAACGCTGCTGGAGCGAGCCAACTACTCGGCCGACCTGTGGGCCGTGATTCATGGCCGCAACGGCATGGCAGCCGGCCGCGATGGCGCCCCGTGCTCGTGGGTGACGGCGATCAACGTCAAGCAAGCCGGCCAAACGATCGATCTGGGCACGATCACGGCGGCCGTCTCGGGCTGGTTCTTTCGGACGGTTGGATTTATGACGGCCAACGCGGCGGCCGGCTGTCATCCGTGCTACTCGCTCGGCCAAGCCGGCAAGATCGGACAATTCTTGCCCGAGTTCATTCGGACCGATGAGCCGATCATCATCGACGAAGTTTGGGATTACAACGCCGCGGTGGAGCTTGTGCGTGAATCGCTACTGGCACTGCATCTGCGGACCGAAGAGCAACTACAAGCGTGAACTAAATTACTCACAAGCGAGGGAGCCATGACCGTACTGAGCGACAACGCCAGGATTCTGCAATTCGAAGCCGAGAACGTCCAAGGGCTGAAGGTGGTCAAGCTGTCGCCCGATCGGAACTCGGTCGTCGTCAGCGGCCCCAACGGCTGCGGAAAAAGTAGCGTGCTTGATTCCCTGGAAATGGCGATGCTCGGCGCGAAGCACTTTTCAAAGCGGCCGATCCGCGACGGCGAGACGCACGCTCACGTTAAGATCGACATCGGCGACCTGGCCACCGAGCTACAAGTCGAGCGGACGTTCACGCCGAACGGAAGTTACCTGACCGTCAAGACGGCTGACGGCCGGCCGGTGAAGTCGCCGCAGGATATTCTGAATTCGCTGTTCTCCGGCATTGCGTTCGACCCGCTCGAATTCATGTCCCTCAAGCCCGAACGGCAAGTCGAAGAGTTGAAGCATGTCGCCGGCCTCGACTTCAAAGACCTCGACGTTGCCCGAGACAAAGCCTACGGCGACCGCACGCTCATCAACCGGCAGGTGACGCAGGCGGAATGGGAGCTGAAGCAAATCGACCCGGCTTTCGAGGACGCGCCGGTCGAAGAGGTCAAGGCCGGCGAGCTGGTGGCCGAGCTGACGACGCGGCAGGATGTCAACGCGGCGAATGCCGAGCAGCGGACTGCGTTGCATGATCTGGAGCTGGCCGAGCAAGAGGCAGCCGACTTGGTCGCCACGGTCGTCGAGGAAGTGGCCGAGCTGCGGCGTCGGCTGGAAGAATCGGAAAATCGGCTGGCCGTGGCCCGGGCCGACCTGAAAGATTCCTGCGACAAGGCCAAGGCGCAGCTCGCCATCGTTGAGGCCCTTGAAGACGCCGACGCTGAAGAGATCAAGCACGATCTAGCCGAAGTTGACGATCAGAATCGAAAGTACCGCCACAACGAACGCCGACGCCTGCAAGAGTCGCGGATCGCCGACCTGAAAGAACAGTCCCTGGCGCTGACGGCGCAGCTCGACGGCATCGAAGCCGAGCGGCTGGCTCGGATCGCCGCGGCGCCGTTGCCGCTGCCGGGGCTCGGCTTCGGCGATGACGGCGTGACCTTCGACGGTATCCCGCTGGAGCAAGTCAACACGGCTTCGATAATCGAGATCAGTGTCGAGATGGGGCTGGCGATGCACCCGAAGCTGCGCGTGCTGCTCATCCGCCGCGGCAACGATCTGGACGACGAGACCTTCCCGGTGATCGCTCGGCTGGCCGCGAAGCACGATGCCCAATTCTGGATTGAGCGTATTCGGCCGGACGGCCAAGCGGCCATCGTCATCCGTGAAGGCGAAGTGGCCGAGGTTGTGGCGGCCGTGGAAGGCGATGAGAACCCGTACTGATGGACTTACTCACCGACCGGCAGCAGGCCATCTTCAATTTTATTGTCGGCTTCGTGCGAGCCCATGGTTACTCGCCGAGCTATCGAGACATCATGCGGGAGTTTGGATTCGTTTCTACACAGGGCGTCGAGTGTCACCTTGTTTCCCTGGAAGTAAAGGGGGTTATTTCCAGGCCAGTAAAGGGAACCGGGAATGCCCGATCGATCGTCGTGAATCTATCGTTCCTGGAAAACTGCCCATGCTGCGGACAGAAGCTACCGCCATGCCGCGACACCGCAAAGACTGCCTCCAGCGGAAGCCCTATGGCAAGCTGAGTGAGCAAGACATCCTCGACATGCTGACGGACGGACGGCTATTCGTGGACGTTGAAACGGGCCAGGTGTCGGTTGCCAGCGGCCGGTTCCTGATCCCGTTTCCGTGCAAGGGCCGCTATCTGTTCGTTCGCGTCCACGCCAACGGCTGCCGGCGTGGGATTGCGGTTCATAAGCTGGTTTGGATGAAGGTCCACGGCTGCGTTGTGCCGGAAGGATGCGATGTGCATCATAAAGACAGGCGGCGACAGAATAATCACTACAAGAATCTGGAGGTCGAAGAGATGGGGCCGCACCGCTCGTCTGCGGCATTGACGGGAGCCGCGGAGCGATACGGCTATCCGATCGGCTGGGACATCGAAGAGGAATTCGACCTGGCGGACTTTTGAGCAAGGAGGCTCGACCATGGAAGACGGCTTAGGGGATCTGCTATACCTGGTCGCCGGCACGCTGGTGAAGGCCGGCGCCTGGGCCGCGTATCGCATCTGGAAATACTGGTGGCTGGACCCGGACGTTGAACTTGCGGCCGCCGACGAGATGGCTTATACTATATATCGCGAGGACACATTAACAGGCAAATCCAATGGTCACTAAGACACGAAAACCCAAGTACCCTCACCGCTTCCGGGCGTTCAATTTCAAAGGCACCGATGCCGACTTCAAGGCCATCCTCCGGCTGAAGACAAAAATCAACTGCATCTCCCTGGCCGACGGCGTCCGGCAGGCGTTGGCCCTGGCGTCACGCGGCCGCGGCAAGTTGCACTTCGAGCGCGAGCAGGACCGTGTGCTGACGCATTCTATCATCTTGCGGTTCCGCCCCGGCGACTTGATTCTGCTCGCCGCCCTGCAAGACCGACTGAGGCGCGACGGCGAGGTGGTGAGTAAGACGGACGTTATTCGCTACGCCATACGTGCGATTGATTGATAAGGCGCCTGTCGTGGCCGGCCGGTTCGGACATGACGCCGAGCCGGCCGGTTTTTTGCGCGGCTGCGATGTCCCGCCGGCGTTGACGGCCTGCATCTTCTCCCTGTACCGTGCTCTACATGGCCAAGCGATCCGCAAAGAAGGACGAGCCGCCGGCCGGCTTGCAGGTCCAGCGCAAACGCTGCGACGCATTGATGCTCGACCCGGCCAACGTCCGCCGGCATCCGGAGCGGAACCTGGAAGCGATCAAGGGCTCGCTGGCCATGTTCGGCCAGCAGCGGCCGATCCTCATTCGCGAGAATGGCGTCGTCCTGGCCGGCAACGGGACGTTAGAAGCCGCTCGGGCTCTGGGCTGGCAAGAGATCGACGTTGTCGTCACGACGCTGGAAGGTGCCAAGGCGATGGCCTATGCGATTGCGGACAACAAGACCACCGACCTGAGTGAGTTTGGATTCGCCGACTTGGCCGAGCAGCTCCGCGAGATCGAAGCCGAGAACCACGATCTGGCCATGGCCACCGGCTTTGCCGATTTCGAGCTGGACCCATTGCTCAAGGCCGAGTGGTCTCCGCCTGGCGAGAATGGTCAGCCGAGCGTAACCGAAGATGAGCCGCCGGAACCGCCGGCCGAGCCGATCACGAAGCCCGGCGACCTGATCATCATGGGTGACCACAGGCTGCTCTGCGGTGACTCGACTAAGGCTGAAGACGTGGCGCTGGTAATGAACGGCGAGCGGGCCGGGCTGATGAACACCGACCCGCCGTACGGTGTGGCATACGACAATGCAGATCGGACCGAAAGGAACGGCCAAGGCGTGGCCTTTGTTCGATCAAAAAAGGCAGCAGTTGAAAACGATGCCATTCAAGGTAACGACTTGCAGGCATTTCTCGAATCCGTATTTCGTTTGGCAGTTGAAGCATCGCTCACGAAAAATGCGGCCTGGTATCTGTGGCATGCTAACCTTACGGAAGGGTTCTTTTCCGCCGCCGCCGCCGCCGTAAATGTTGTGCTGCATCGAAGTATTATCTGGGTTAAGCCGCATTTTCTAATCGGCCGTGGGCAGTACCATTGGAAGCACGAACCATGCTTTATGGGTTGGGTCGAAGGCCATCAACCACCCGATTACGGGCTCGGCAACGGCGAGCGTACGCAAACGACAGTCTGGGAAATCGGCTCGGTCACGAACGCCGAACGGAAGGAATTCAACCACGCCACGCCGAAACCGGTGGCGCTCTTTGCCATTCCCATCGTCAAGCACTTGAAGCCGGGCGAGCTTTGCTATGAGCCATTTGCGGGCAGTGGGCCGCAGTTCATCGCAGCCGAGCAGCTCGGGCGTCGCTGTGCAGGTTTGGAACTGGAGCCCAGGTTCTGCGACGTCATCGCCACCCGCTGGGAAAACCTAACCGGCCGCAAGGCCGAGCGAATCCCAGCCGCCGAAGCCGATCCTTACTAACTCACTTCCCCCAGGTCCATTGCCATGTCCAAAACCATTGCTCTTCTCTCCGGCGGCCTCGACTCCACCGTCCTACTCTACCACCTGAAGGCCCTAGGCGACGACGTCTCGGCTCTGGGCTTCCACTACGGCCAGCGGCACCACCGGGAGCTGATCGCAGCCCACGGAATTGCCGCTGCCGCCGCGATACCCTACCAAATGATCGACATCCGGGGCGTGAACGTCCTGCTGCGAGGCTCCAGTCAGAGTGACCATCATGTCCCGGTCCCCGATGGTAGGCAGAGCCCCGAGACGCTGGCTGTAACCGCCGTCCCAAACCTGCCGATGATCCTGCTGGCCTGTGCTGGGGCGGCTGCGATCAGCCAGAGGGCCGACATGGTTGCCTGGTGTGAGTATCCCGGCGAGCAGCCTACTTTCAATAGCGACCTGGCTGAGGCCTTTTGCTCAAACGGATTCCCGGCAGTCGAGGTTGTTCAGCCTTTTCGGCCTATGACCAAGGCCCAGATCGTCAAGCGTGGCCTCGAGCTGGGCGTTCCGTTCGCCTCGACGTGGAGCTGCTACCGGGGCCTGACGGTCCACTGCGGGCGCTGCCCGGCCTGCATCGCCCGCCGAGAGGCCTTTGCCGAGGCCGGCGTTACCGACCCGACGATCTACGTGGTCTGAGCCGCACGCGGCCACGGATGGCCCCAATGGAGCCTCTGTCATGGATGGAGCAGAGATCGAGACCACCCACTGCCATAGTGGCATGCTGACGATCGAGCTGGAGTTCCCTGGTCTGTACCGTCCGACGCTGCCTGTCCGCCGGCAAGCCTTCGATCAGATTCGTATCGTCTACGCCCCGCAGGACCGCATAGCCACGCCCGAGACAGTCAGGCGGTTCGTTGACGCCTGCGAGGCCAGCAGGGCCCCAGGCGAACGACTGGTGGCCCAGATCGCAGATGCCTTCCAGGCCCAGGTCGAGCCGCATTGGGTCGAGGTCGAGGGTAAGTTCAGCCGAGCGGGCGGTGTTGGCATGACGGTGCGGGCGTTCCGGCCGTGGGAGGAAAGCGGCGAACGGTACTGACGCGTTGAAATTGTCCGATGAATCGCGATACAGAATCAGCAAGTGGTTTGGCGGTAAGTAATTGCGCTGGCTACAACTGAGGCGCGCTACAGAATTGAATCGCGGATCGTGGAAGTGACAGCAGCCGATACCGAGCCAGGGAGGGCGAAGCGTGGAAAAACGACAGCGGAGCGAGCTGGTCCTGACGCTGACGCACTTGGCCATTCTGATCGCCATGGCTGCGGCGGTTGGGGTGCTGGCCGACGTCTACGGCTGGCTGTTCTGGCGGTGATTGCAATCTATCGCAGAGGCGTCTACGATAAACGCGTTCGCTGCTGCCGCGTGGACCCGATAAGGGATAGGTCGTGTCGGGATTGAGATGCCTTCCAAGCAAGGGCTGCCTCTGCGATGCCACCACCGAAGGACATGCAAGCTTTGCGGGTCAGCCTGGTGAGCGCCGCAAAGACCCCAGCAGCCGGTATCAAGCCCGGCCAGCAGCGAACTTTTGAAGTCATGGGTTCCGAGCAGCGAGCGCCTTGCGTCACGCTTCGCTGGGCGCCGCTGGCTCGGAAGACGGCTCAAGGAATAGCAAGCGAATCATGGACGAACGGCCGGAACAACCGATCGAAGAAACCGCCCCGCCCGAGCAGCCACAACCTCGGCCACCGCGCAAGCGTGGCTGGCGGAAAAACAGAAGCAAGGGACAGATAGAAGCCGACATGGTCATTCTGGCGGAAATGTACTGCCAGGGGTACAAGCAATCCGAGATCGGCGAAGTGCTGGGCATCTCCCAGCAGCATGTATGCGAGGACATCAAGAAGCTGCGCGAGGCGTGGCGTGATTCGGGGATTCGCAACTTCGACCTAGCCAAAGAGGAAGAGCTTCGGAAGCTCGACGCCATGGAACGCGAGGCGTGGGACGCGTTTCGTCGCAGCCGGCGGCCGATGACGACGCGGAGCCAGGAAGAGACCAAGAAACCTGGGGGCGGAGATGGCGACCGAAAGCTGAAGATCGAGCAGCGAGAGACGGTCGGCGATCCGCGGTACATGCTGATCGTTCTCGACTGCATCGACAAGCGGTGTAAGCTGCTGGCCCTCTACCCACCGCAAAAGATTGCCCCTACGGACCCGACCGGGATGGAACCGTACCTGGCGGCCGGGCGACAGATGTCGGATGATGAGCTGCGCGTGATGGCGGCGATGGATCGGCACATACAAGCCCTACAAGTTCCAAGCGAGAATTGAGGTAAGCGATGGAAAGCGTAAGTGAGTGGCGGGACTACGTTCGGACGAAAGAGCAGATCAACGCTGACCTGCGCGAACAGGCGTTGCTTGAGTCTGCCGCGTTCTCTGATGCGCGCGACATTGCCGACGTGTTCCGGGATGGCCGTTGCCACCTGATTGGAAACGATGGGCATGTCATCCTTTGATTCCCCGCCCCCGATCGTTGCGCCGGCTGATGCGAAAGCCATCCACCTCATCCGCTCGGCCATGGCTGCTCGGCAAATCCAGGCCGAGCGGCATCTGATCGATTTTGTACGTCAGGCGTGGCCGATCGTCGAGCCGAATACCGAGTTCGTCGAAGGCAAGCACATTAACTTAATTTGTGAACATTTAGAGGCACTGTATTTAGGTCAGATTCGTAACCTTTTAATCAACATTCCACCTCGTTGCTCAAAGAGCTTGCTGACGTGCGTGTTCTTTTTCTGCTGGGTCTGGATTCACAAGCCGTGGACCCGCTGGATGTTTGCCAGCTATGCCCAGCAGCTCAGTACGCGGGACAGCCTCAAGTGCCGGTCAATCATCACGAGCCAGTGGTATCAAGAGCAGTGGGGCGCTAAGTTCCAGCTCCGCGACGATGCGAACCTAAAGACCCGCTTCGACAATACGAGGACGGGCTTTCGCCTGGCAACCAGCGTCGAAGGAATGGGCACCGGAGAGGGTGGTACGTATCAAATTATCGATGACCCGCACAACGTCGTCGAAGGGGAAAGCGAACTGCACCGCGAAGCTGTGCTGCGCTACCTCAGTCAGTCGATGATTACGCGCAGCAACGATCCGGGCCACGCCCGGAGATGCTTGGTCATGCAACGGCTGCACCACAAGGACGCGTCGGCGTGGGCGATCGAACAGGGGTGGGAGCACCTGATGCTGCCCATGGAATACGAGCCGGAGCGGCGGTGCCAGACGTCGATCGGCTGCGACTGGCGGACACAGCCCGGTGAACTGCTCTGTCCAGGGCGGATCGGTCCGAAGGAACTGGCGGAGCTGAAGCTGGCCCTTCGCGAGTACGGCACGGCCGGCCAGCTCCAGCAACGTCCGAGCCCCAAGGGCGGATCGATCTTCAAGCGGGAGTGGTTCCGCGTGTTCCGCGTAGCTCGGCTGCCAGGCGAAGCCAAGTTGCCATCCGGCTGTTCGAAGCTGCTGAGCTTCTGTTTCGAGTTGCTCCAGCCGGACGGCTCGGTCAAGCGGATCATGGCTTATGACTGCTGGTGGTTCCAGACGTGCGATACGGCGACGAGCACGGAGCAAGAGGCGGACTATACCGTCGTCTTGACTGGGGCCGTCACGCCGGACAACGAGCTGCTGATCTGGGAAGTGAACCGCGAGCACTTACTCGTCCCGCTTCAGTACGGCTACTTGATCGCTCAGCGCGAACGATACGACTGCCTCGACTTCCAGGCCGTCGAAGCGGCGTCGAGCGGTATTGGGTTGATCCAAACGGCTAAGATGAAAGGCACCCCATTCCGCGTACTCAAAACCAAGGGCGTCTCCAAGGTGCGGCGGGCAACGGCGATTTCTATCATGTACGAAAATGGGAACGTCTACCACCGCGGGGCGGCGCCATGGCTGACGGACTTTGAGGATGAGATATTGCAGTTTCCGCGGGGGGTACACGACGATCAATGCCTTATCGCCGGCACGATGATCGAAACGGAGTACGGCCCGAGGGCAATCGAAGCGATTCGGATCGGCGACCTGGTCTGGACCCGGCGAGGGCTCCGCCGGGTGTCGGCGGCCGGCATGACGAGCCCGTCGGCCGAGACAATGAGGCTGACGGCCGCTGATGGCCGATCGCTCCAAGGAACCGCTGGGCATCCGGTCTGGGTCGATGGGAGTGGGTTCACGCCCCTTGACGCCGTGACTTATGGCGGTATTCTGTCGATATGGGATGGAAAAAGAACCCGTCGATCAGGAAAGAGTACGTCGTATTTCGCGGCGTTACGTTCCGCCGTTACCCCGATTCTCCGCGACGGCATCTCCGCGTTTACTTCTGGCCTCCTTTGGTTGAAAAGCAGCGCGGCGTCGAAAGCTTGCACCGGGAGGTCTGGAAGTTTCACCGAGGGCCGATCCCCAAAGGATACGAGGTTCATCACAAAGACGAAGACCCGCTCAATAATTCGATCGACAATCTCGAATGCCTCTCGATCGGAGAGCACCGGCGACTTCACGCCATGTCTGGTGCGTTTCGATCCGAGAAGCAGCTCCAGCACCTTGATGAAATTCGGCACTTGGCTGCTGAGTGGCATAGTTCCGAAGAAGGCAGGGCTTGGCACAGTGAGCACGCCAAAAAACATCAGAGGAAAAAGCAATTGGTCGAATTCGTTTGCGAGCACTGCGGCAAGTCTCAACGCAAGCTCTTGCCCGTGCTTAACAGCAGGAATCCGAAGTATTGCAATCCAGCCTGCGGCTCGGCAGCGCGTCGCAAATCTGGCATCGACAATGAAACAAGGGCCTGTGTCGAATGTGGGTCGGACTTCGTTACGAACAAGTACAGCAAGCAAAAGGTGTGCTCGCACGTCTGCGCTGGCCATCGTGCGGCTAGAGCGAGTGTCGCATCGCGAGCCCGTCTACAATCTGACCGTTGAAGGCGAGCACGAATACTTCGCCAACGGTATTCTGGTTCATAATTGCGACGCGGTTTCCTACGCCGGAATTTTAATTACCGAAATGGCCATGCACTCGCCCGGCGTGAAGTCGATGTCCGATGAGGAATGGGAAGCGGCTGGCAAGTCGCTGGCAGATGAGAGCGAATCGGAATGGGACTTCGGCGACGATGCGCCCGGTCCGGAGCCGGCCGGAGATTGGGCTGCCTATTGACCTCGCAACCGGTGTATCGTGGCAAATCCAGCAGGCTGCCGGGGTGCGTGCGATCCTTTAAGGGTGAGCCCTGCGGTTGCACATATCGCTGGGCCCGGCCACGGGAGCCGGCAGCCACTTTTTAAAGGAAACCAGACGATGCAAGAATCCGAACACGCTGTTATGTTCCGTGCCCTGGAGCGCGAGCGGCACCGGCTGGCCCTGGCTGGGCAGTGGAACACCAACACCGGCGCAATCATCAACTGGAAGATGCAAGGGCTGTGGTTCCGCATGTCGCCCGATGAGCGTGCGGCTTCGGAGGTTGAACTGGAGCATCTGTGGGACGACGTGCCCGGCGGCAGCCCGGGTGCTCCGGTCGATGAGAATGGCGGCTGGTTGGTTCCCAGTCCATTGGCGGCAAGCTTACTATAGTGCCATCGTCAGCAAGTGGAACGCGTCCGCCCTCCGTCGGCCGTTGTTCTGGATCACCTTGCTGGCGATGGCCTTTTAGGCCGAGGTCCGACAATGCCGAAAGTAAAGCCCCAAAAGCCACGCATTACGATCCGCGGCACGCGGCGCCGGGTGGTCGTGACCTTCGATCGCTTGTCGCCGGCTGCTCACGAAATGATTGCCGCCCGTGTCACGAACATGGCGGAACTGCTGATGGATAACGGCTGGAAAGCCAGCGGCAAGATTCCGGTGGCGAGGTAGAAAATAGCCCCGATCGGAGCCAGTTCAGCCGATCGGACTTACCTGGACGTCGGGGCAGTTCACGGTCCGGATGCTGCTACCGCTTCGCCGGGACGGTCAGGGGCGAGCACACGGCTCGGCTTTGTCTTAGTCCCTCGCCGGCATAGACCGCGCCTTCGAGAGCAGGCTATCTTGCAGCTTGCTTGCGGCTACAAGGTAAGACGCTCTATCGCGATTATACGCGCCGCGGCGCCGAATCAAACCACGCTTGATCGTTCCGCTCCACGAACTGCATGATGGCGCATGAGTCCGCGTGCTGTTCGCCGAACCCGCACTTGCACGAGCAGGCCGGCTTCTGCCGCCAGTCGAGCGGTGGTGGCATGCTCAAGCGTCCGTCGGCTTCCAGGGCGGCATCAGCGGCGGCTTGGCCAGGGGCGTTGTAGAACTCGCCGAAGGGGCTGGGCATGCAGCTCTCCAGAAAGAACCTGAGCCGGCAAGCTTTCGCCGGCCGGCTCAGTGGTAGCCATACAACCTGCCTCTGGCCGCGAGCCGAAGCCCGCGTCAGGCAGCCAAGCCTGAGCAACAGGGATGGCAGGGGCAACCCCCGGTAGCGAACCGGACGACGGCGTTTACGTGCTCAACGTCTTTCGGCATCAGAGAGGTTTACCGTCAGGCTGCCATAAGGCCGGGGCGAATGGGGTACACCAACTCCCAGGCCAAGCAGGGCCGCCGAAGCGGTCCAGCGGCGCCGAATATACGCCAGCAACACACGCCTCGTAAGAGCCGCCGGACATCGCAACTTACCGGCTTTCCCTTGACGCCGAGCCCACGGCAGGGAACACTCTTGGATAGCAGACACCCCAGGGATGGGGACACCCCGCACCGCTCGGACGCAAAAATCGTGGCGCCAACCGCGTCTACTGATTCCTTTCCGGCTCCCTTCGAGGAGCATACGGCCGGCTTCCAGTTCGACGAGGACTTGGCCGGCAGTACGGGGGAAATCCGTTCCGACTCGCTGAACTTCGACAGCTTCAACGAGCTGGGGAACATTCTCGGCGAGCTGATGACCAGCGGCCGGGTCAGCCGCAACCAGGGCGGAATCTCCGTTATTCAGCAGGTCGGTGCTCTGGCCTCGACCTGGATTCACGTCTGCATCCAGTGTCGCCGCGAGGGCATTGTCGCTACGCCGCTCCGCCTGTGGCAGAACAAGGCCGACGGCACGGCCGGCGAGGAGGTCACCAACCCCGAGCACCCCTACCTTCACGTACTCGAAAACCCGAACCCGATGGACACGCGGGCGGAGTTTTGGGACCAGACGGTCAACTTCTACGACCTGACCGGCAACGCCCTTTGGCTAAAGGTCCGCGGCCAGAACAACCGCAAGGTACAAGAGTTGTGGGTGCTGCCGTCGCAATTCATCGTGCCAGTGCATACGAAGGCCAAGCTGCTGTACGGCTACGCCATGCAGACGGCCTATGGCGACGAGGTCATTATCCCGGCCGAGGACATCGTTCATTTCAAGGCGGCTAACCCCCGCGACCGCTTCTGGGGGCTCGGCACGCTGGCGGCCGCGGCTGACTCGATGAAGGCCTTCGATATGGTCAAGGCCTCGCGGCTGGCGGCGTTCAATAACGACATCCTGGCCAGCCTCTACTTCCAATGCAAGGATTCGCTGACGCGGCCGCAGTGGATTCGCCTGATGGGGTTGTTGCGCGAGCGCTACGCCGGCTACACGAAGGCCGGGCGGCCGTTGCTGCTGGAGAATGGGCTCGATGTCAAGCGGGTCAATCCAACGCCGAAGGAGATGGAGTTCCGCGGCTCGGCCGAAGATTTACGGGACGAGATTTGCGCCATCTTCCGCGTGCCGCCGCTGTTGGCGATGGTCGTCAAGAATGCGAACAACAGCAACACAGCCAGCCAGGAACGTGTTTGGGAGAAGTACACGGTTGCACCGCTGTGCGTTCGCTTCCAAGAGCGGATCAACAAAGACCTGACGCCCGAGTTCGGCCCCAACCTGGAAGCCGAGTTCGAGAGCCCGGTCCAGCAGGACAAGGTCGAGCAGTCGAAGATCGATGCCCAGGACATCATCAGCGGCAAGTCAACGGCCAACGAAATCCGGGCCCGCGATGGGCTGGACACGGTGCCCTACGGCGACGGGCCGCCGTGGTGGTACCAGCTTCGCGCCCAGATGCTCAACTCGCAGGCCAAGATTGAGCAAGCCAAAGTCGATCAACTCAAGCTCCAGCAGCAACAAGTCGTCGAGGTTCAAGACCCGACAGACGGAAATGGCGAGCAGACGCCTGGCGGCCCCGATGCCAATGTATCCGGCGGCGAGGACGCCAACGCCGACACGGCCTGGTCCGATGCCCAAGACGCCCGATCGGTCCCACGAAACACTGCATCCCGAAACGCTGTGCGGGCGGAAGGGCCGGCACTCGAAATAACCGTCGAGTGCCGGCCGCCGTCTGCTGCCAGGGCCTTGTTGATCCGCACGGTGAGCAACGACTACGCCGAGCTGGAAGACGAGACGGTCCCAACGCTACGCCGGTACTTCGTAGCGCAGAAGCGGCGCATCCTGGCCAATTTGGAAACGGCCTTCGGCGGCTTGATTCCGCCGGGCTCTGATGCCGAAGTGGACGGCACGCGACTGAGCCTGTTCGAACGACGCAAGGCCTACTTTGTCACGGCCGGCGGAGTCATCTATGCCCGGCTGTTTCCCGACGGCGAGACGCTGCGCGAAGTCGGCAACGAGGAAGTGGCTCGACTCGGTTCGTTCGTCGCGGTGCCTGACTGCCGCTACCACGACGGCGAGTGGGCCGAGATCGTCGTTCGCACGCTGGATGCCAAACACGAGGATCAGCTTGACGACTGGCTGCGAGCGGCTGACGCCTTGGCCGAGTCGATGCTGCCAAAGCTCCGCAAGGCCATGCAGAAGGGCGGCGGCATGCAGTACAGCGCACTGGGCACGAGCAAGACGTTCGACCTCAACGATCCGCTGGCCGAAGAGTGGCTACGCGGCAAGGACCGCGACTACTGGAACGACACAGTTGGCGCCACGACGAAAAAGCTGCTGAGCGAAAAGCTGGCCAAGGTGATGGAGGAAGGGCCGAGTTGGAAAAAGCTGACGGCTGCGGTCAATGAAGTGATGGACGGCCGGATCAAAAGCTCGGCCATGACCATTGCTCGTACAGAGACACTGGGCGCATATTCGAGTGCCGCCGACATCGTGCGAACTGATCTTGGCGTCAACGAGAAAGAATGGCTATCGACGCTTGACGCTCGCACGCGAACGACGCATGCGATGGCGCATGGGCAGAAGGTGGCGCAAAACGGGCTCTTTCATGTTGGCGACTCCAATCTACGATACCCTGGCGACCCGGCCGGCAGTGCGCGAGAGATTGTAAATTGCCGCTGCACTGCCGTTTCAATCATGGAATCCGTCGGCAGTCTTGGCCCGGCGCCCGGCCCTGGCCCGCAACCAGCGATCACGGAAAAGCCGAAGAAGAAGCCGGCGACAAAGAAGCCGAAGAAAGAACCAAAGCCCGCTAAGGAACCAAAACAGAAGCCATCCGAGCCGGAGCAGCCAAAGGGATTCGAGATTACTTACTCTGGGAACACGTCAGAGTCTTTCAGGGGTGAAGTTGCGTCGGCGGCAGACTCGATACCAAAATCGGTGCGAGATCGTGTTGAGGGCAAGTATGGCGCCAGGATCGTAACGAACGAGCTACTTACCAATCACTTCACCGATCTGAAAGGCGTATGCCCGAACGGATGGCCACCTGGCTCGACATGGGATGAGGCCGAAGGCTTGTTCCAACATAGATCGAAAACGATCTTCTGTTCCGAGTTTACGCAGGCTAGTGGTCTCAGGAGCAAGAGCTATCGCGTCTCGGGTGTCATCAGGCACGAGTACGGGCATGCCTTTGACACGTCAGGAACCATGGACGTCAGTTTCATAAGCGGCGGAAGCTTTTCTAGCCGCCAGGCGTTTAAGGATGCTTATTCGGCGGACCTGAACGCACTGAAATCCCTGGCACTAGAAGGCGATGCCGTGGCCAAGGATGCCGTCAAGCACCTGGATTATTACCTTCAGCAGGGTTATGCTGGACGCGATGAGGCTTTCGCCGAAGGGTTTGCAATTACCAACGGAGGGGGCGGAGGCAGTATCGAAGAGACAAGGCACTTCCGAAGGTTCTTTCCTACGGTGCTCAGTACGATTGAAGGGATTGTCAAGGCGCTATAATGCGAGTCTCAGTTCAAAAGAACGATACCGGCGGAACCGTTCTCTATGCGAGGGCGGTCGGTGACGGGATGGTCGGCGACTCGCGAATTCTCGTCCCTGGCAGTGACGATCAAGATCAGGCGCCGATTTTTGGGGTCGCAGCCGATGTGTGGCGTGAACTCAGTGTCGGTGGTTATGACGTAACCGAGCGAGCTGACGGTGACTCGGTTGTCAGTCCCATCGACGTGTTCGGTGGCTAGCTAGAATCTCCGATTGCCTAAGTACCCTAGACGGCGGAGCTTCGATCCAGTTATCTATTAGGGCTGTGGCAAGATGCCCGGCCATGTGGCTTGGATTGACCAAGGAGGGTCATTATGGCAACCGCCGCCCCGCAATCGCCAGAATCGCCGACCTCCCATCGGCTGATCGTTCCCTACAATCGAGCCATCCCCTCGACCGTGCTGCCCAAGAAAGACTTGGAAGCCATCGCTGGCGAAGCCTGCCAGCAGCGCGAGACCATGCGGATGGCCGTGCTCAACACGACGATCCGCGAGGCCACACTGAACGACAAAGAGCGCGCGCCGATCATCGCCGTCATTAACACGGCGGACATCGACCGCTACCAGTCGATCGTGGACCCGACCGGTGGCGACTTCGACAACTACCTTGAAAACCCGATCGTCCTCTGGCAACATGGCCTGGACTTCTCCGGGAGCTGGCCGGTTGGCCGTACGCTTCAGCTCGACAAGGGCACCAAGGAAGTCGAGGCCCACGTCGAGTTCGATATGGAAGGCTCACTGGGGGCCGAGCTGGACCGGCTCTATCGTCAGAAGTGGCTGCGAGGTTTTTCGGTCGGCTTCATCCCGATCAGCTACGAAATCGAGCTGCTCGACGGCGTGCATATTCTCCGCTACACGGCCTGGGAACTGGCGGAGCTGTCGGCCGTGGCCGTGCCGGGCAATGCCAAGGCCCTGGCTCGGGCGATGCAGGGCGGCGAGGTCATGCTATCGACGGCCGATCTGAAGTCGTACCTCGAGCGCACGATGGACAAACTCGACGTGCAGGTTGACAAGCCGGCTCCGGCCAAGCCTCGCAACGGCAAGCCGGCGGCCGTCGGCAAGCTTCGCGAAGCCCTGGCGGCTGCCAAGCCGGGCGTGGCCGAGAATCGCGGGCTCACGCTGGCGATGAGCGATCTGACGCCCAGTGAGCTGGACGATTTGTGCGATTACCTGAATGGCGACATGAGCTTACCCGGTGACGACACCGGCCGAGCCGCTCCGCCGGCCACGGCGACTACCGACCCTAAGAGCCCGAGCGATGACGAGGCCGACGAGGAAGTCGGCGGTGGTCCTGCGAACAAGCCCGGTGCCCAGAAGAAACCGGTTCCGGCCAACACGCGAGCCCAATTCCCGATCGAGTGGAACGCCGCCTGGCGGCTGGCCGACGAGATGGCCGCGGCCGGCGGCAACTTCGAAGTCATGCGAGCCATGGCGGCCCATACTCAGCTTTCGCAAGAGGGCTCCGTTCGGTTTATGCTGGTCCATCATCATTGCGACGGTCGTTTGAGCTGGCGCGGGCTGGCCGAGGCCATGGCGCGGCTACTATGCGAACCGATCAACTTGGACGCGGCTGAGAAAGACGCGATCTATCGGCACTTGGCCGAGCACTACGAACAGCTCGGCATTGCCGCTCCGGACCCCGGCGCCAAGACGCCCGACGCCGCCTACGAGCTGGCCGTCGAAGGCCGGATTGCCTTGGTCGACGCTGCTGACTATGCCTGGTTGTATGACGACGCCGAAGAGGTCGAAGGCCGCAAGGCGCCGCGGTTCGCCCGCTGCGATGAGCCAGCCACGCTCCGCGTCGGACATTTCCCGCCGGTCGGACGCTGCACCGATCCGAGGATGTGGGGCAAGCGATCGGTTGGCCGGCCGCCACGCGACGAGTCGCTGCTGGAGGACTTGGCAACCACGCAACGAGCATTGAAGGAGCTGCTCGAATCCCGCAAGGGAGCCGAGTTCAGCACGAAAAACAAAGCGAAGGTTCGCGACATGGCCAAGCAGATGGAAGGCCACGCCGACGAGCTGCATTCGCGAGCGAGCAGTATGAAAGAGATGGCTGGCAGCATGCGAGGCATGATCGAAGACCAGAAGGACGACACCAGTAAGGGCGCCAGCGGCCACGAAAATCGTGGCGACCGCGGCCCGGCAGGTTCCGCCGCTTCCTCTTCGCAAGTTGGCACAGGATTTAAGCGGCCGTTGTGAGCCGCAAGCCTGTGCCGCGATAAGAGGTTGTATTTCCGAAACCTGAACTAAGGAGCCAAGGATGGCTACCGCATACGAATGGCCTACCGCGGGCCAACAAAACCGCGGCGCCGCTGGCGGAACGCCGCCGGCCGTGATTCCTCCGAAGACAACGGCCGACGAGAAGGAACGTAATCTGGCGGCCACCGATCCGGCCGCGTTGCAAGAGAGCCTCCGCGCCATCGTCGGCGACGTCATCGCCGCGCAGATGCGCGAGCACATGACCAAACTCTACGCCGAGGCCGGCATCGATAAGGTCGATCGATCGTACTTGCATTTCCCGGAAGCCAAGCGGACGTACTCGGGCCAAGACCTGACAGACCGCCGCGGCTGGGAAATCCCCGAGATTCGCCAGCACCGCTTGCACCTGCTCGGCGGCTGGTTCCGGACCGCGCTGTTTTCGCAGGGCGGCATCTCGGCGTCGGCGTTGAATTTGAACGTCGGCAGCGAGTTGAGCGAGGGGATGGTGCGCGCGTTGTCCACGACGGACACCGAGGGCGGCTACCTGATCCCGCCGGGATTCATTCCCGAGATCACTCGGGACATCCCGAAGCTCAGTATGCTCTACAAGTATGTTCGGAACATTCCGGTTCCCGGCAACACGGGCGTTATGCCGAAGGTCGGCACCAACGCGCGAGTCTTCTGGGGTACGGAAGGCCAGAACATCCAGCAAGGCGACCCGGCCTTTGGGCAGACTCGCTACTCGGTCAACCGCATGAATGCCCTGGTCATGCTGTCGCGAGAAATCGCGCAGGACAGCAACCCGGACATCGTGACGACCGTGGTGGAGCTGTTCCAGGAGGCCATCATCCGCGAGCGCGACAAAGTGATCGCCATCGGATCTGGCGACGGCCAGCCGGAAGGCTTGTACTCGGCGACCGGGATCATCGACCGCACGAGCACGATTACGTCCATCAGCTACACGAACCTCGTCAAGCTCAAGGAAAGCGTCGATCAACGCTACCAGGGGCTGCCGACGTTCCGCTGGTGGTTCAACCAGAACGTCAAGGCCGCGGTGATGAACGTCCTCGACCAGCGCGGCTTGCCGATTTTCCAATCGGCCACGATGACCGAGCCTGGCCTATTGCTCGGCGTGCCGTATTCGGTCGAGCACTCCTTCCCCGACAACTACATCGGGATCGGGGCGTTGCAATACTACATCTGGTTCGACCGCCGCACGATGGGCGTCGAGCGGACGACCGAAGGCGGCGACGCCTTCATCAATCACCAGATGTGGATCAAGTTCTTCGAGCGCGTGGATGGGAAGGTGGCTCTGCCGCCGACCGTGCCGATGGCGCACTCGAAGGGACTCGTGGGAGTGGTGGACCTCGGAACCTGATCCCTGCTAAGCTTCGGCCGTGGGCGTCAAGGAAACGAGACGCGCTGAGCAGGGATGACTCGGTTGGCCAAGAATGGCCGCTGCGGAACGAAAGGGGCGGCGTGGACGGGAAGCCGCGCCGCCCTGTTTTTTGGAGGGTTGCGAATGATCGGACTGAAATACCTGATCGGCATGCGCGGCGGCGTGGCGCCACCGCAGCGCGACCTGGGCTATACGAAGTGCGCCGTGCTCAAAGATCATTTCATCCAGCATGCCGAGTGGCAGCAGCACGTCAAAGCCGGCACGAATATCGAACTGCCGCGCGTCGTGGCCCTCGACATGCAGAAGGAGGGAGTTGTGGCCATCAATGATCCGTTTCAACGACCGACGATGCTTCCCAATCGAGCCGGGCGCCCCGGTGTCTATGGCGCAGGAGGAACGAATGTCACTCCACCAACCGCACCCGCCGGAGCCGCGGGTGGCCCTGGACATAGTGACGCCGACGCGCAACCGCTTCCGGGAGCTGGTGGAGCAAGCCCGAAGGCTGGCCCTCCAACTGTCCGATCTTGACCGCTGGATCATCGTAGACGATGCCAGCGGCGTGGATTTCAATATTCACGATCTGGTATCGGTGCTCGGCAGCGCGAAGCAACTCACCTTCACGGCCCTGAGCTACGACCGCCGTGGTTGGGTCGGGACCGTGAACATGGCTAGGCATGCCGGCTGCTCGCTGGCTCGGCGTGGTTCGTGGATTGTCGAACTCGACGACCACGACTGGCTGCATCCCGGCGCGCTGGAGCGCATCCGCACGGCCATCCTGGAAGGGGCCAGTTGTATTTATGGCGACGTGCAGCTCACGAGCGCACGTGGCCCTGGTGAAATCTTCCGGAAGCCGGACTACCGCCCTTGGCTACTGCGGGATGAGATGTGCCCGACGGCCGGCGTGCGGGCCTACCCGGCCGGCCTGTACCATCTCGTGGGCGGCTACCGCTGGGACGGCGAGGTCAAGGTCCACGGCTGCGAATTTCCGGCCGGCGACTACGGGCTGTTTATGCGGATGGAGGAAGTGCTCGACGGCACCGGCTTCAAACGCGTCCCGGAAGTGCTCTGCGATCAGCCGAAGGTTCCGGATGGCATCAGCATGCGGAACGTGGACGCTCAGGAGAAAATGGCCCGGGCTCTGCGGCGCGAGGCGCACGCCGGCACATTGCTGGGTATGAAGGTCACGAGTTGGGAGCTTGAGCCGGTTGCTGTTTCCGAGGACACCGCTGCGCACTAGCCTACCTGGACAGTGCCATGTTAAGTTATCTGGTCGGTGAACTTCAGCGCGAGCAGCATGCCAGGGACGGCGAAATGAACAACGATCACAACCAGCCGCGAGTTCACTGGGTTACGTCCTATGTAGGGATTGGCAGCTCGTACGGCTATCACGTGCATGACTCCAAAGCCCGCGAAGCGTTCGTAGCGGCCGGTGGCGAACTGGACGACGATTCGCCTGTGGCCTTTCACGTCACACCGCCGCACCAATTCAAGCCGGTACAAGGCAAGCTCAACGTCGCCTACTGTGCCTGGGAGAGCGAACAACTCCCAGCGTTGTTCGGGGCCAAGCTGCGCGACGTAGACCTACTGCTCGTGCCGGCTCAATTTCTCAAGGCCCCATTCGAAGCCATGCTGCCAGGCGTGCCGGTCGAGGTCGTGCCGCTCGGCGTCGATAGTGAGACCTTCAGCTACGTCAACCGGATGGAGTCTTGCCGGCGGCCGAACTTCCGGCCGCGTCCACGAGGGACGCCGTTCCGGTTCCTGTACGTCGGCGCTGCCAGCGATCGCAAGTTCAACCCGCAACTACTGGAGACAATCGGCAAGGCCTTCGGGACAAGCGGACGCATCCAGGAAGCGGCGACCGTCGGAGACCGCGAGCTGACGGCCTTCGACCGCTACGCGGCTGCCGGCTGCGAGATTTACATGAAGGTCACACAGCAGGGTAGCCAGAAGTACATCGCCGATCAGCATATGATCTGGGACGAGCGGCGGCTGCCGACGCCGGAACTCGTCAAGCTGTACCACAAGGCGCATGCGTTCATTTTCCCGACGCTCGGCGAGGGGTTCGGGCTCTCCCTGGCCGAATCGCTGGCTACCGGGCTGCCGGCGATCTACACGCCGGCCACGGCCTGTCTCGACCTGTTGCCGCTGGAGCTTGACGCCGGCTATCCGCTGAAATTCGAGCGGCACCCGCAACACTGGCGCTGGCCGAGCGTGGATGGTGAAGGGACCGAGATGGCCGTCGAGGTCGAGGCCCCGGTTGTGACACCGCAGTCGCTCGTTGAGCGGATGCTGGACGTGATGGAAGACTACCCGCTGGCCGTGAACCGAGCGACCAAAGCGGCCCGCTATGTATCCACCCAATTCACCTGGCGGAAGTGCGGCCAACGGCTGGTCAGCATTATCGCTAACTTGCCCCAGAAGGTAGGTGCCTTGTGAGCCAACGAACCGCCGGCCGCCGGCCATCCACGAGCCAAGCCCCGATTGCCCTGCCAGGTGGCGAAGTGGCCGACGTCCCCGAGGATCTGGATGAGGCTATTTTGGAAGAAACCAACGCTCGGCTCCAGTCGATCGACGCTACCAGTCGCGAAACCGCCGCAGACTGCCTGGCAGCCGTCGAAGCCGAACTGGGGACCAAAGCTGCTGGGCTGGAGATCGTGCCCGTGACGGCCCTGGGCGGAGCGCACAGGGTGCGAAAAGCCGAGCCATCGAACGCGGCTGACGAGCAGGAACCGGGTTCCGCCAAACCACCGGCAGCCCCGCCCGTCAGTCCGCCGATGGGCCAGCTCGAGGAAGCCGGCGAAAAGGAACTGGCCTGGCTCCGCGAGCAACTCAGTCTGGCGGGCGGTCAGATTGCCGAGACGCTGGGCCGGCTGCCGCCGCAGGCGTTGCACAACCCGAACCCGATCTTTTTCCATCTGCGGATGCCGCCGGCCGTGGCCCGGCTACTGCTGGAAGTAATGGCCAAGGTGTAGTTACTGTGGGTGGTCTGATTTAATTGCTGCACCGGGTGCAGCAATTTCTATCTATCGCTCTATCGCTCTATCACGACGATACATACAGTTCCAAGGACGGAACAATGGGCGTGCTTGACCCGACGCAACTCGATCCTTTGAAGCGCTACCTGTTCGGCGTGAATGGCCCGAGCATCAGCACGTATGACGACCTGCTCAAGGACCTGATCGCCAGCGTAAACGATGCCGCCGCCGGGATTATGAACGGCCGGCAGTTCGGCAACGCGGCTTATACCGAGTTCTACAACGGCAATGGCACCGACGAGTTGCAGCTCAATCAGTGGCCGATCACGTCGCTCGACGGCGTATGGGTCGATCAGTACCGCGTCTTTGCTGATGGTTCTGCGCTCGACCTCGTAAACGACGTCACGTTCGACGCGGAAGCCGGTATTCTCTACTTCATCACGGGCATGTGGGGCTGGGCCTATGGCCAGCCGTCCGGCTTGCCGATGACCGCCGGCCTGAACCGGCAGGTAATCAAGGTGGCCTACCACGCCGGAATCGCGGCGCCGTTCGACGCGCAGGAAGCGGCTCGCTTTTGCGTGGCGGATATGTTCACGCGGTCCGCGCAGCTTGCCGGCGGCCAGAGCCAAAACGAACTCATCACGGAAACGATCTACGGCGGACGCAGCGAGCAGTACAAGAGCGAGCTTGATCCCATGTGGGGCATTCCGTCCAAGGCCGTGGCGTGCTTCATGCGATACAGAACCCCAAACTAAAGGCGATCAATTATGGAAACGGAAGACGTGATTCTGTGGGCACTGCTGCTGTCGCTGCTTGGCTCATTGGCCGCGAACTTTTTTCAATACCGCCTCCATACGAAAGCGACCAAGCCGGATAGCAGCGAACTCGTCGAGCTGAAGGCCGAGCTGACCGAGACGCAAGAGCACTGGGATGCTTGCAAGGCCGACGTCGTTCGGCTGCAAGCTTCGCTCGACGTAGCGAACGAATCGGTCTCCAGGGCCAACGAGACGGCCGTATCGCTACAAGCCAAGATCGACGCGAAGAAACCGAAGGCCGCAACCAAGAAAAGGAGCTGAGCCATGTTCGCACTTCTGGCACCCATTCTCGGGTTGGATATAAGCGGGTTGAACATCGGTCCGCTTGTGATCGCGCTCGTCATCATCGGTGGCATCCTTGCCATTGGCTATATCGCCATGAAGGCCTTCGGGTGGGCGCCGCCAGGGTGGGCCGTCCAGATGTTTTGGGTGATCGTCGTCGTGTTCGTTGCCGTTGCTGCGATCAGGCTTTTGATGAGCATGTAGGCGTGGGGCGGGGCACTGCGACAATGCTTGACGATTCAGACGATGCCGAAGGCCACGCAAGCCTGATCGCCAACTTGCGGGAAGAAAACAAACGCCTGCGCCAAGTGCTGGCCGAGCGTGACAAGACCATCGAACGCTTACGAACGCAGATTGCGGTTCTGCATCATCGCGAGTTCAACCGACGGCGGAGATAGAGGAGACGTTGCACATGCCAGTCCGACCACGCAGTATCCAACTTTTGTTCGTCGAAGACTCTCCGGTCGATCAGAAGTTCTTTTCCGAACTTTTCGCTCGCTCGCCGATCGTTCAGACGAAGATCGACATCGCCGTGAGCCTCAAGGAAGCCGAGCAGATGCTGGGCGGTGCCGCGAAATACGACGGCGTTCTACTCGATCTGAATCTACCCGATTCGGAGGGGATCGGAACCGTTTCGGCCGTAGTTGCCCTCTGTGCATTGCATGCGGAGAAACACGGCATGAAGAAATGCCCGGTCATTGTGCTAACCGCCGAAGATGAGCACAAGCGATCGATCGAGGCCGCCGAAGCGGGGGCCGTTGGCTTCATCTCGAAGGGCACGCTGGCCGGACAGGACGTCATCATCAAGGTTTTCGAGACGCTCGATTGCGGAAATGACGCGGCCAGGGCAATCGAAACGATTGTTGAAGATTCGCAGATTTTCGATCGTCGATCAATGACGGCGGAGATCGTCAAGACTGGCCGCGAGCTGGAAACGCTGCTGCGTCGCGAGCTGGACGAGAAATCCGCCTGGCTGATGCAGGTCTTCAATGTGGTTGCCATGGCATTACTGATCGTAGATGAAGACCAAACCGTACGGCTCGCCAACCCCGCCGCCCACACGATGTTCGAGTATGCTGCCGGCGAATTGATCGGCGTCTCGGTGCATGATCTTGTTGCCGACGAATTATCTGGATCGCACCCTGCCAAAGTCAGTTCGTGGTTCGACCGGCCTTCTTTTCGACCGATGGGCAGGCTGCTAAAGGGCAAACGCAAAAGCGGCCGCACCTTTCCGTTGACGGCCCAACTCTCGCCGATCACGACGGCGCGGACGGTTGCCCTGGCTCAGCTTAGCTACGTGATGGAGCCCGGCTGATGGAATACTCAATTCTAATTATCGGTGGACTGGTTAACCTGTTGACGCTTGTAACTGCGTTTGGCGGCGGCGTTTGGTATCTCGTCAGGCTCCGGGATAAAACAAGGGAAGCTTCCAGGCTGATCGATGAGAGGCTCAATAAGAACGAAGCGGAGCGGCAGAAGCTTCGTGACGACATCAACATGGTCCTGGAAATCCTGGTTGATACCGGGCATGCGCCGGCGTTAGCCAAGGGCTGGCTGGTGCGAAAGAGCCCGGTCAAGTTGACGGCAGAAGGGCGCGAAGCCTTAGCGCCTTTCATCCAGCAACTTCGTGACTTCTACCGGAGCTGCGGGATTGCGATGAGCGACGTTGATCTCTTTCGGGAGGTCTATAAGCGTTTCGGCAGGGAAATCAAGGAGAAGGTTTGCGACCCCCAGAACGAGCCTACGCTGAGCGGGATGGCGCTGGCGATGACCCTTATGCGAGAGCAAGAGCCTCACGAGCCATCTCCGCCGGATGAACCAACGCCGTGACGTTGCTTGCCGAGCCGGAAACTAGTAGTATTTTCTCACAACACCACGGAAGGAAATCCCTATGGCTGACGACCCCACCACAAAGCAACTCGTTGACGGACTGATCGATCAGATCGATGCCCTGCGCCAACAGGCGACAGCCGCAAACGCGACGCTCGGGCAGGACATGCAGAACCTGGGAAACCTCCAGGGCACGGCGGCTCCGCTTGACGCAGCGGTGCAGAAGGCCCAGCAGGACCTCGACGCGGCGACGGCCAACGTGGCGGCCGTGCAGACCCAAGGGACCGCTTCGGTACAGGCCGCGCAGTCGGCAGCCGACGCGGCGAACAAGGCCGCGCAGGACGCGGTGACGGCCGCCCAAACGACTCTGCAAACGGCGCAGCAAGCCGCCGCTCAAACGGATGCCTCCCTGGCGTCGGCTCAATCGCAGGTGACTGCGGACCAACAAGTCGTGGCGGCAATCGAGGCCCAGATTCCGCCGATTCAGCAGAAAATTCAAGACGCGGTGGCGTCGCTCGATACATAAGGCAAGTGATGGCCAACCAAATACCACTACGAAACGTGGCGCCAGGTAATGCCGTGAAGCACGGCTCTTATCGTAGTTCGTGCTACGCCTACCTGCTCAGCAATCGCGACCTGCGTTTCTCCAGCGGCTCTAAGGGCTCGTATCTGAAGGACTTTTTCGGTCGTGAGAACCGCTTTCCCATGAGTTTCTCCGCGCGGCATTCGTTCAGGATGCTTGCTCGGAAACGAATCGACTCCGCGAGGAATGGCTTCTGGTCGTTTCAATTGCCAGCGGTTTTCGTCTGTCGCCGCGCGTCGGTTCTTTTGAATGCAATCGTGGATGTTGTCCATCGATGTTCCGAGGAACAGATGCCACGGATTGCGGCACGGCGGATTGTCGCAGGAATGCAGGACAAAAAGGCCTTCTGGAATGAGGCCGTGACAAAGCGTCCATGCAACTCGATGGGCCATGAATACCTTGATAAAAAAGCGAACTGTGCCATACCCATCGGTGTTTGTATTTCGCGTCCACGGCCAGCATTGGTCGGGATCATCGCCGGAAACGCGGCCCCAGAATCGCGATGTTTGTTTCGCCGAAAGAGTCAGAAGGATAGAATCCTTTGTAGACATGACGCACCTCCAAACAGGTCGTTATGGTTAGAGTCGCGTGGTGGTGATACGCCGCGCGGCTCGCTTTACTTTAGAGAGTTGGTGTCCCATTAGCAATCAGCAGCAAACGCTCACGCTCTCCGCACTTCCAACACTTGGGACGTGCGATCTGAAAATCGGTGATACGCTACTGAACGGCATCATTCCGGCCAACATCACGGGGGCCGGCGTGTCGGCATTACTGGCGGCAGCTTCGGTGATCTTCGCCGCTGGCGTGTCGGAGGTCTACGCTTCGCTGGTCGATACGTTCACGTTCGGCAGCCCGGTCGGCAATTACGACTGGCCGCTTATCGCCGTCTCGGCGAACACACTGACGGCACCGGACAACACGATCGGTGTTGCGACCACGACACCATATTCGGCAGTGGCTCAAGCCTCGTATCACCTCAATCCTAGCAGCGCGACAACTGGACACTACACGGTGCGCGGCGACCCGACGGCGCAGGACGGCGCGATCACAGACATCTCCATTTCCGGTGGTGTTGATCCGACGGCTGTTCAGGCGGTCTATGACGCAGCCTTCGGTGCCGGCGTTGCTACGGTGACGAGCTTGGATGGCACGACGCCTGATCTTTGGCTCGTGGTGTTCAATGGTATCAGTGGTGAGCGAGCATTCCCCGGAGTCGGGCCGCGACAAACATCGAACTTCACCGATAGCTTTCCAAGCGTCGATACGGTCGTTAATGGCTCATTCATCGCTCAGATCGATACTATCACTCTCGATTCGCTCGTGATTAGCGGTACTTGGCACATCAGCACTCAAACCGGCATCACCTACAACGACACCGGGGCGGGCGTGCAGACAGCCATCGAAACCTACCTCTCGATCTCGGGCGGCACCATTGGCAATCCATCTGCCGGCGTGTGGACATACCAGTACGGCACGGCCGGCGATCAGACGGCCAAGACAGCTTTGCTCGCCGCGAACACGGCTGGCGACACACTGGCCAAGGCCGTTACCGTCACACCGGCCATTACGCAGCACGGCTCCAGCGGCGGAGGCGGTGGACTTGCTGGGTCGCCCCTTCATTCGCCATTGATCGCAGCGTAGGAGATTTCGATGTCCCTCAAGCCTGGCGATACGCTCGCCCTACAATTCACAACCACCGACCCGACGACCGGCGGCGCGGCATCCGCCACCGGGACGCCGACGGCCAAGCTGGTTCGGAACGGGGTCGATGATGGCGCCGTAACGCTGACCGTGGACATCACGAACGCGCCGGTCTACAAGGTATCTGGCACGATCCCGAGCGGCTACGCTGCCGGCGACGTGTTGCAAGTGCGCGTTACGGCGACCGTCGGGGGAGTGACAAACTCGGGCTATCCTGGCGGTTCGATCGTCCTGGATTCCAAGCGCGTGGGCGAGTTGCACGATCCGACCGTGGCGCAGATCCAAAGCGGCTTGGCCCTCGAATCAGACCTGACCACGGCCTTGACTGATCTTGGCACGCTCTTGGGGCGAGTTACCGGAGCCGTCGCCTTGGCCACAGACATGGCCACCACGTTGACCGATCTCGGGACGCTGTTGACGCGCGTCACGGCCGCCCGGGCCGGCTACTGGGACAACCTGAACGTCGGTGGCCCCGTCATGTCGCACGCCGACGGCCTAGCCCTCAACCAATCGGCGTCGAAGCACCTGATTCTGACGACGGTGCAGCAGTACGCGCCAGGCGAAGCCTATACGGTGGAACTGCGGACCTTCGACGCCGTTAGTGGCGCGGCCGTGAACGCCGACAGCACGCCGACCATCACGCCCATGGGTGCCATCAGCGGGAACCTGTCGGCCAATCTGGGAGCCGTCACGAACGCGGCCACGGGTGTCTATCGCGCTACCTACACGCCGGGCGCAACGCCGACCTTGGAGCAGATCCGCTTCGACGGTTCGGCCACGATCGCGACGATGACCTTCACACTGTCCTGCTATGCGCAGACTGTGGACGAACCGACGGCCACCTTCACGACCACCGACAAAAACAACTTGACGGCCATCGTCAATAAACTTCCGAGCGCCGCCTTCCTGGCCGGCACGAGTGCCAGCGGCGGCGCCGTCGATGCCGTCAAGGCCAAGACGGACCTGATCGCCACGAACGGTGGCGACAGCCCGGCTGCCGCCACGGCTCAAACGACAATCAGTACGAATCTCAACGCCACGGTCGGCAGCCGCAGCACGTTCGCCGGCGGCGCCGTCCTCAGCGTGACGAACCCCGTGACGGTCGGCACGAATAACGACAAGGCCGGCTACGGCCTGGCAGCCAACGGCCTGGATGTGGTCAGCACAGTCGAGCCGAGCGGTTCGGCAAACGGCTGGAACTTCCGGCACAAGATCCTGGCCTTGTTCGGCCGGAAGTACAACAAAAACATCGTGCCGAAGAGCGGCAACGGCGATTGGGTCACGATGCAGCGCGACGGCACCACGCCTATGGCCACGCAAGCCATGACGGACGACGGCACCACGCAAACCCTTAACGGAGCGTGATAAGTGCAGCTCTTCGACGTCCTCAGTCCGTTCGAGCCGTTCGACTCGCTCGGCGGTCCGCCGGCTCCACCACCCACCGGCCAACCGCCGCCGGACGTCGGCGACTTGTCGGCAATCGAGACCGGCCCTTGTGCGCTGAACTACAAGGGGCTCGACGTTGGCCATACCATGGAGGGCGTCGTCTTTTCGATCGCTCCCGACCTACGGGCCAGGATGGTTGATGAGACCGGCGACTACGAAGTGGACCTGATCGCTCAGGGCGACTCGGCCGAAGTGAAAGCCACGCTGGCAGAAAAGACGCTCCAGACGGTGCAGCAGGTCTACCAGTTCGGATCGCTCGCGACGTCGACGCTGTGGGGCGTCGGCCGTCGGCCAGGCACCAAAGGCTCGGCAATGTCCGGCGTGCTGATCTTGCACCCGATCGACTCCGGCGTAAGCACGGCCAGCGACGTGACTTTTTTCAAAGCCGTAGTTGGAGCCACGAATGAAGTGCAGTTCGGTACGATTACGGCCGACAGGGTTTTTCAGGCCACGTTCCGGATGCTGATCGACACGACGCGCGGCGATGGGCAGCTCATCGGCACGCTTGGCCTGGCGCGAGGATGATCCATGGCCTACTTGCGACGATTGATCCATCGAGCGGCCGTCTGGCGCTGCCCGATCGTGCGCGGCGGTCTCGGCCAGGACACGCCAGGCGCGCCGGCCGTCGTGACCGGCTATGAGGCATTGCCGTGCCTGCTGCTACAAGATCAGACCGACCGGATTCAGCGAGCCTTCGGTCCGGACCTCGACGCTGACTCAATCGTTGAATTTGCGGCCGGCGTCGAGCTGCGGCCGCGGATTGGATTGAGCGACGGGCAGAATGATATTCTCGTTGTGACCGACGAGCGCGGCGTCGTCAGCCGCTGGATGGTCAAGGCCACTAAAGACCCCGGCAGCGCTCGGAAGATGACCTGGGCGGCCGTCAAGCTGGTAACGGGGTGAGGCATGGCGAGCGCGAGTAAGCCGGTGACGCTGGAGCTGAAGCAAGAATCGTACTTGCGCGCAATGAGCTACCTACGCGCCATGAGTAAGGCCGGCACGCAAGTCGTGGCTCGCGAGTTGAACCTGCTGGCGATGAGCTGGCGGGACACGATCCAACGGCACGCCCCCGTTGATACGAGCCTTTTCAAAAAGACGCTGGCCATTGATCGGGCGCTGCCCGATAGTATCCGAATCCAGGCTCAGGTTGGATCGAACGTACGGGCCGCGGACGGCTTCCCGTACCCGGCTGCGCTCGAGTTTGGCACGCTACACGGCCGTGGCGTATGGGCGGCCGTGGCTCGCTGGACGGAAGGCGAACCGCCGGTCGTTCGCTGGTACGCCAAGGATCGTGACCTGGCGGAGCTTGAGGCCAGGAAGGATACAGCCAAGGGCAAGCGGCTGGAAGCCGTCCACAAGCTCATCACGGCCGCTTACAGCGATAGCAGCCAAGAATTTATGCCGCCGTTCCGTGGCTCGTGGGACTACCTGATGGCCAACGGCGGCATGAATCGCCTGCGCTATCAACTGGCCGAGCTGCTGCGCACGGGAAAGGTGTAGAATGCCGAACGCCATGGAGCTGGAGATCGTAATGGTGCAAGTGCGGCTGGCCCGTTGGGAGACGGAATTCTTCCACCAGCTCGAATCGCTTTCGATCCGCGTCGGTAAGCCGCTGGCGACGATGGCCGTTCGCGATCATCCGGAAGTTCCTCGCGGGAGCTGCCTGTTCTACTTCGACCCCAAGACGTTCGGCCGGGTAAACTGCCTGTATAACGTCCACGACTTCGAGCAGGTCCACGCGTTGGTAAACCAGAAGAGCAACTGCCGGCTCGTCGATTTCGAGCCGATCCCCGGCCGTAGCCAGCAGGTGAACCTGTGACCGTAGCCACAATCAACGAGCCCTATGCCGCCCTGCTGGCCGTCGTGACGCAGCAGTCGAGCCTATTGGCCTTGCTCGGCAAGAAAGCCGATGGCGTGACGCCGGCCTATGGCTTCGAGTACCCGGCGGACAAAGGTAGCTTCCCATGCCTGACGTGGGCTTCGTACCTCTACGGCTCGCACGCTACGCTGCTGACGGACTTCGTCGGCTATCATAAGGACCGGCTGCAATTCGACCTGTTCGGCGGCGATCCGGAGGTCATGCGGACGCTCTGCGACCTTGTTGACCAGACTGCCGATTACGTGGACGCGAACGCAGGCTGTCTTGACACTGAGCACTTTAGATGCCAAGCTTTTCGACGGCAGCCGGGCTCCGCCTGGCGACGGATCGACTGGACCGGAACGCAAACGGCGCAAGGTGTCCAGCTCTTGCAATTCAGCAGTGATTGGGACTTTTGGTACGTGAGGAAGCAAGACGTTTCCTAGCGCTCGTCGGATGCCGACCTTTCCGCCCGCACAGCGGTTCGTTTGCATTCTCACCACGTTTCCGCCAAGGAGGGTAGGAAAATGGGTTCTCAAGTTGCTGGTGATCTGTCCCTGATCGAATCGGGGCCCTGCAAAGTCACGTACAAGACGGTCCCTTGCGGCCACACGATGGACGGCGTGACGTTCACTGTCTCGCCCGACCTTCGCGAGCGCAAGGTAGACGAATTCGGCACGTACGTTGTCGATCTTATCCACCAGGGCGACACAGTCGAGGCCAAGACCACGTTCGCCGAAAAGTCCCTGGCTGTCATCCAGTCGGTGTACCAATTCGGTTACGAGGTCAGCGACACGCTCTGGGGCATCGGCCGCACGCCGGGTCAGAAGGGCAGCGACAAGGCCGGCCCGCTGCTGCTGCATCCACTGGATGGCAACGGCACGGCGGACGACGTGACCTTCTACAAGGCCGTGGTTCGAACCAATGGCGAAGTGCAGTTTGGCACGATCACGGCTGATCGTGTGTTCCAAGCCACGTTCGGCATGCTCATCGACCCGACGCAAAACGATGGCCAGCTCATCGGGACGCTGGGCGTTCCGCACGCTGGCAACGTGAGCACGTAAGTTGATTTTTCATCCCAAAACAGGTGGCACAGGTCGCCATTGGAAATTGTAAAAAGATTTTTACAATTTCCACTTCCCGGAGGTTTTCAGTATGACGGCAGCCAGCACGGCAACGCAGAACGTCCCTGTTCCTGGGGACGTGGCGCTGCCCAAGAGCTTCGAGTTTACGACGTCGGAGGGCCGCAAAGTCAAGGTGCGCAGTTTGAAGACGGCCGGCTTATTGCGGCTGGTGACATTGCTGCGCGAGATCGGTATCAAGCCGATCCCGATGGGCCTGCCGATCGACGCTTTCCTGAGCGACGATCAGCGGCGGCAATTGGCACTGGCCGAAAGCAACGGCACGAAAGCGCAACTGCTGTCCGATTTCCTCAGCAACCTTGACGCCGACAGTCGGGCACTGATGGATCGGCAGAACGCCGAGCGGTTCTCCGCCGTGGCGCACTGGCTGCTGAGTTCCGACAAGCTGGCGCCGGCGCTGCTAGCGGCCGTGACCAATCTGTCGGAAGCCGAAGTGCTGGACGCGCTCACGCCCGCCGAGACGTTCAAGGTTTTGGAGCAGGCCATCGACTTGGTCGATGTGCCGGCGCTCGTGCAAGCGGCACTCGGTTTTTTTTCACGGATTGGGGGCCTTACGGCCGAGTGGGCCAAGCAGTCCAAAGGAACCGTACCCGAACCGGCCGCCGCGGCCTGAACGCTGCCCCGACGCCGCAATCGCCGTTCCACTCGATCGGTATCGAACTCGTGACGGCCATTGCCGGGGAGTTCCCGTGGTCTCACGAATCGATCATGGAGCTGGAGGCCACAGCCGCACTCTACTACGCCCTTGTGGCCAAGCGCCGCAAATGGGAGCGCATCGAGGACATGCGGCAAGCGGCCACGTTCCCGCATCAAGACGAACGCGGTGCGCGGGCACTTATCCAGCAGATCAACTTTATGACCAGCGGCCCCGGCCGGATGGTCAAATGGGAGGACACGCTTTCGCTCAAGGCTCGCGAAGCGGCCGCGAATGCCGAGGACGAGCTTGACGAGACGTACCGCCGCTTGCAGGAGATGGGTATACTTCTCAACGTAGACGGCACGCGGCCCGTGGCAGCCCTACTGAGGAAACAAGAAAAGAAGTAACTATGTCCTCCGGCGTGACGCTTCTGTTTCCGACAACCGGCAGCCCCACGCATAGCGTCAATCTGCCGTTTCCGGCGCACGGCCAGCAGATCGCCCCGAGCGACAATCAGTTTCAGTACACGGCCGGCAGTGGCGATCTGTTCACGGTCAAGCTTGGCCGCACGCGCTACCAGATCGACCGAGTCTTCGAAGCTTTGGACGAGGCGACCGTGGGAGCGATCTACGCTTTCTACACGGCGGTCGGCTATGCCAAGAATCGCGTCTTGTACTGCTACCAAGACAGCGTCAGCGGAAACGACATTCGCGTTCCCTGCTGGATTATCGAACAGCCCAAGCAAGTCAAGCGACACAAGAACAACCGAGATATGCAGATCAAATTTGAACAGTACACGCATCCGGACTATGCCGACGACCTGGCCGCGACGGTCTAACGAGGGCGAGTAATGTTTGTCACACTGACGGCCGGCGACTTGAGCGTGGAGCTGCCCTACCCGGCTCATGAGTCGGAAGTCGTCATCTATCCCGACCAGACGTTACATCGCGTTGGGTCTGGCGACTTCTACACGATGGCGCATGGCGGCAAGTGGTACGAGATTACGCGGACGTTCGAGTCGCTCGACGAGGCCCTTGTTCAACAGCTCTTCGCTTTCTGGCAAGCGATCAACGGCGCCGCAACGCAGATCGTCTACAGCTATGTTGATGGCCAGACGCGGCGCACGGTCAACGTCAATTCCATCATCATGCGAGCGCCGACGGAAATGAAGCTGATGCGCAATTTGCGCGACGTGCAAATTGTCTTTGGGCAAGCCCTCTCTCCGGACAACGTAACAGATGCCGCGGGCGGCGAAACGGACGTACTCGGCGGCGGACACGGTGGCGGCGGGTCGATCGGCTCGGGAAGCGGTGCGGAAGGCCCTCCGGTGCTCACAAGCCAGACTGTGTTTGCCAACAATGTAGGCGACACGATCGGCTACGGCCCGACCTATGACGGCTTGCCGCTTGTGAGTTGGGAGTTCGATCCTGGCGCGTTGCCGCCCGGCTTGTCACTCATCGGTTCGGCCGGCTCTCAATCACTGACCGGGACGCTGACGACGCCGGGCTCGTTTCCGATTCAAATCGCCGGCTCGAACTCACTCGGCTCCGCCGTCAATACGCTGACCTTCAGCGTCAGCGGCCCGGGCGGCAATGCCACGGCTCCGCACTGGACGAGCAGTAACACCTTGAACGTTGGCGTTGATGTTCCGTTTAGCTACACCATGACCGCCTCGGGTGATACTCCGATCACGTTCAGTTTCATCGGTGCCCCGCCGGCTGGCTTGTCGATCAGCGGCGCCACACTCTCCGGCAGCTATCCGGCAGCCGGCACGTACACGGTCAACCTGCGTGCCACGAACGATGCCGGCTCGGCCGACATGACGCTTACGATCACGGCCGTTGCCGGCTACTTCACGTCGCCGCTGACCGTGCTCGGCATCGCCGGCGACGAGTGTCGCTATGAAGTCGGCTTCAGCCCCACAGGCAGCTTTATCCTGACGGCCACCGGTTTGCCGGCCGGCTTGACGCTGACAGGGCTGCAAATCAGTGGCTTAGCGCCAGTACCGGGAGTGTATTCGATCGGCTTGCAGGTCGTGGACGACACGGGCACGCACACGGACACGCTGACCTTGCGTGTGCCCAGCAGTGTGCTCAACCTGCCCTCCGTGGCCATGAATCGCAATCTCGGCTCCGGGCACGACTGGGCGAATCCTAATTTCATCAAAGCGGCAGATGCGCAATTCGCGGCCTCGACGATCCCTGGGCACGGGAGCGACGTCACGAGTACGCTGATCGGCTTAGGCTTCAACACAACGCCCTTGCCAGGCGGCGCCACGGTGGTCGGCTACAAGCTGCACTTCAAAGGAACGCAGTCGTTTTCGCCCGTGAGCACCACGCTGTCGGTGGACGTTTACGACAACACGCCGACCGTCATAGGAACGGGAGACTTCTGGCAAGGAGTGGCATTCTCGGGAGACCAGCAAGCTTTCGGCACGTCGAACGGCTGGAAGTCATCTTGCTTCTACTTTTTCAACGGCATTCCGGCTGGTGAAGACTATGCACTCGGCGCTCGTGGTAGCTTGTCAACATCGGTCGGCGGCTACGATCCGACGAACGCCTCTTACGGGATCGGGATCAATATCCGCAACACGTCGGCCCTCAACCCCGCGACCATAACCTTTTCCGTGGACGCGATGGCGCTGGAAATCTTCTACTTCTAAATCGAGGCCAAGATGGCGATTACCTTTGAAGCTCTGGCCGGCGTACTGAGCCTGAACGTCAATCAGTGGACGAGCGGCTTTCAGAAGGCAGGCACGGATGCGTCGCGGTTCAAGGCTGCCGCGAGCCAAGCATTCAACACGCTCTCAGTCGGGGCCCGCAACGTCGGCCTGGCGCTGGGCGGTATCGGGACGGCCATGGCCGCGGCGGCGGCAATCACGGTCAAGGAAGCCTCGACCTTCGAACAGACGATGGCTCGCCTGAAGGCGACTGTTTGGGCCACACTCAAGGACACCGAAGCCGTCAACGCCGCCATGGTAAAGCTGACAAATCAGACCAGCGAACTGGCCAAGGTTACGCAGTACAACCCTCAGCAGATCGCTCAGGGCATGATCGCCCTGAAGCTGGCCGGCCTGGACGTGACGCAAGTAATGGGTGCGCTCTCTCCGGCGCTAAACCTGGCTGCTGCATCTCAAACCGACGTCATGCAGACGGCCGCGATGCTCGGCAGTGCGATCAACGGTCTGGGCCTTCCCGTTCAGGATATTACCAGGCTCGTTGACGTACTCGCCAAGGCCAGTGTGACGAGCAACACCGACATCATGGAACTAGGTGTGGCGTTTCGATACGTCGGCTCGCTCGGGCACGCTGCCGGCATCTCGCTGGAAACGATGACGGCCGAACTGATGTCCTTGGCTCAAGGGGGCCGCGCTGGCATGCTCGGCGGCACTGCCTTGCGGCAGATTTTCGCCGCCCTGTACGGCGACTCGAAGAATTCCGAGAAAGTGTTTCGCGAGTTGGGGATCAGTATTCGCGACGTTGGCAATGTCGTCAAGCCGCTCGATGTGTTGATTGACGAGTTCAATGCGAAGTCACAGGCTTTAGGCTCGACCTTCGATGTGGTCGGCGCTTCGCTCAAAGCCTTCGGCGACCGCGGCGGCCCGGCCTTCGCCGACATGCTACTTCGCGGCGGCCAGGCGATCAGGGACTTTAAGGTCAGCATGAAAGACGCTGGCGACACCGCCGCGACCATGGCGAATATCCAGCTCGCCACCACGCAAAGCGCTTTCACGCTGCTCAAAAGCTCGGTCCAGCTATTGAGTATCGAAATCGGAAATAAGCTCAACCCGGTCTTGAAGGCCGCGGCACTGTCCCTGATGGATTGGGTCAATGCCAACATCGCGGCTATTTCCAGCGGCGTCGGGGAGTGGTGGAAGGGATTCGTAGCCACGATCAAAGACTACGGCGCCGCGTTTAGTCGAGCGTTTCAGATCGTGCGGCCGGCAATCGATTGGTTCCGGGGCGCTTTAATTTCCGTCCGCGACACGGCAAGTAACTTGTTCGACCGATTGCCGCTGTGGGCTCAGGATGTTGTACAAGTCGGGCTGGCGCTGTCGGCAATTGGGTTTGGACTGAAGAGCATCGGCGGTCAATTGCCAATCATCGGTACGGCCTTCATGGCCTTCGGTGCCCTCATCAATCCGCTGGGAATTATCGGCGGGTTGTTTACGGTTCTCGTGTCAGCGATCGCAGCCATCGCCACTCCGACCGGCGCCGCCGTTGTGGCGCTCGGCCTACTTGCTGCGCCAATCGCGCTGGCAATCGCCAACAGCCAAGAGCTGCGAGAGAAGCTGGTCGAAGTGCTTGCCGACATCCGCGACGGCGCCATCGCTTTAGCCAACGGTGCGCTAAAAATCCTGGCTGAGTGGTGGGCGAAGAATAAGGACGAGATCGTCCGCACCGGAGAGCTGGCCGCAAAGTCATTTGCCGATATGGCCGAAGCCGCGAAGCCGCTGGCGGCGTTCTTGGCCAGTGCGCTGGGCGTGGCCTTGAAGGACATGCTCAACAGCTTGGCCGAGATTCTGAAGATCGGCAACGACCTGACGGCCTGGCTGCGCGAAGACTCTGTTTCCGCCGGCAACGAATTTCAGAAGATGCTTTTGAGCTTGATTCGACTGCTCGCCAAAGTTATCGAAATGACGCCCGGACTAGGGCTCGTGTTCAAGCCCATGACCGACCAGATGCGAGCTTTCGCCGACGAGCAAGAGCGAATCTTGGAGTTGGACGCCAAAGGCCGTAGTACGAAGGGACTGATGGCGACAGAGTCCGATCAGGTCGCGGCAGCCAAGAAAAAAGAACAAGGACTACTGGCTACCGATCAAGCTGAAGCTGATCGGCAGCGCAAAATTCGTGGCGATGCCGTTGTCGCGGAGCAAGCGAGACTCGACGCTCTCCGAGCTGCTGCCGGCGCCAAGGCAACTCCGTCCGTGCCTGTGATTGCGACGACCGCTGGCCCTCTTCAGCAGCCCGCCGGGCTGCATACCATATCGGACCAAGCAAGTGCTGGGGGCGTGCCCGCCACGGCGGCGTCCGGAGGCGGCGCAAGCGGAGCCGGAAGTTCGGCCGGTGGCGCTGTTGCTGGCTCCAGCGCAGGCGGTAGCGAAAAAGAAAAGAAAACCGTAGCGCCGCTCGACGAGGCTGAGCTTGTCAAGCGCTATGGGGCCAAGCTCGGTAATACGAACCGCGAGCAAGCCCTGGCCATGTTCGGCGGCCTTCACGAAGGGGTCACGGGTGCGCTCAATAAGGACAAAGATACTGGCGCCATCGACACCACGCAAGCCATGACCGTGGTGGAGAACTACCGCAAAATCCTCTCCAAGATTCCCGGCTACTCGGCCGAGGCGTTCGAAGCCGTCTCAATCCAGCTCATCGGCTCACTGCGGAAGCTGAACGGCGTGGCCGAGCCCGAGATTCAAAAGATGCTGCTTACCGGCATCGAACAGGCTGCCGACCAAGGGGAGAAAGTTTTCCAGGACAAGGCTGCCCTGCTGGCGCAGCAGGCCGAGCAGTGGCGGCAGAAGAGCGCCGCAGGGATCGCGGCCAAGATCGACGAGCTGGCCAAGTATGGCGACGCCGTGCTCGCTGAAGCCAGGAAGGCCGGGGCCTCGACTACCGAGCTGGCCGAGCTGAACAATTACGAGATGAAAGCCAACGAGGCCATGCAGCAAATCGGCAAACTGCATGGCGAGGAACGAGACGCAGCCATCAAAGACTTGCAGGACACCGTGGCGGCCTACGAGAAGGCCTATAACCGGATCGTCCGGAAGGTCGATGAATCCGGCAAGGCGATCGCCGCGGCCGGCGGAGCGGCCGCTGGCGTGGCCGAGCGGGCTGCTGGAGAGCGTGCGGCCCGGCAAGCTCGCATGGCCGGCGGAGATGCTGGCCTTGCAGCCGCCCCTCAAGCTGGCGGACAGGGTGTCCAAGGTGGCGGGCCGGCTGGTGCACAGCAGCCAGGCCAAGCTGCGGCTGTCGGCGCCGCTCCCGCTGGGCCTAACCTTGTGGGAGCCAGCCCGGAAGCCAGGCGAGCCAGGATGGCCGCTCAGAAAGCCGCGGACGCCGCCCAGCCGGGGCTTGTCGATCAGGTCACGAATATGGCCAACGAAATGAGTTCCATAATGACTGGGGCCGTCAGTGGCGCATTCTCGGCAGCGGCTCCAGGGATGGAGGCTGTGGCCCAGGTCATGGAAAGCGGTTCACCGCTTCAGAAGCTCAGCACGCAGATTACCGCCTTGAGTGCTCACTTGAGCATGCTGCGACTCAACGCGCAGTTTGGAGCCAACCCCGACGACATCCGGACGATGCAAACGCAGCTCGGCGGGCTGGAGCGCCGCCGCAGCTTGATGCTTGAGGCGGAACGCAAGGGCCGTACGATGGCGGACAAAGACCGCCAAGCAAATTACCAGCGGATGAAACAAGAAGAACTGAATCAAGCTCGCGACGAACGGCGAGAGACCGGCTACGATCTAGCCGGCGCCGTGGCCGTGTCTGGACTTCGCAGCCCGACTATCATCAATATCAACGGTATTCACGACATTCGGACGGCCGTTGACCATCTGGAGCTGGAGCTAAAGCGGCGAGGGTGGAACCGCGGCACCAAGCGCACGCTCGAAGCTCGCTTCCAGTAACCGATTCTGCCAAGGAGGGTCGGCGTGCGGACGTACACGGACAATTTCAATACGCAGCTACTCGCCGGCCATAGCAAGCCCTACCTCGTGCTCGAAATCGAATGGGGCTCTCCGCCGAGCTTCGGCGCGTTCCACGGCACGCAGATCGGCACGTACTTCTATCTCGATCGCGAGCAAGATTCCTTTGAGACGCTAGATAGCGATCGCTTCCCCGATCCGATCGCCAACAAAGTCGCGGCGGCGCTCGTCGTCGATTGGGGCGTGCAAACGCTGACGCTCAAGGAAGATCAGGTCAGTGCTATCGACTCGATCACCATTAAGATCGAGGATCGCAATGGCCAGCTTACAACGTTCCTCGGCGGCCAGCTTGAGCAGCAAAACAAGACCGTCAAAATCTGGCGCATGTTCGACGATCCGAGCGTGCTGTGGTCACGCGACAAGGCCCTCATGTTCGAGGGTATTACGAAGCCGCACACGTACAACGAGGCCGACAACACCATCACCTTCCAAGTGGATGATCCGAGCCGCCAGGTCATCGGGACGCTGCAATGCCTGGCCACGCAGGATGTGTTTCCGCTTATTCAGAGTGAGTATCAAGATCGCAACGTCCCGACGGTTTGGGGAATTGCCAACCGCGTCGAAGGCGTCTTGATCCAGCAGCCTTGGCAAACGCGCACGATTGGATCGGTGCGAGCGTTCGGGGCTACGGGTCAGATCGTTGACATCCAAGACCATCCACGCGATTTGAAGATCCCTATCGGCGCCGGAAACGCCAGTCAGCCGATCGTCGTCTACATGGGCAGCGATGACGCCACGCGAACGGTGACGGTTAAGTTCCATCAGTCGTCCACACCGGCCACGTCGCCGAGTTGGATTGAGTTCGTGGCCACGCCGGACTTCCAGGTGGCCACGGCGACGATCGGTTCCGTAGTGCCGATCGGTGGTTCCAAAGAGGCGATCATTCCTTACGGCAACGTCGGCAGTCCGCACTCGCTGGACCTTGATTCGGTCGTGGCCGTCAACAGTTACTGCCAGGTACATCAGGGCAGCGTGTGGCAAGATGCCACAATCAAAAGCATCGCCAAAGACACGGGCATCCTGTCGTATCGCGTGACGTTCAATGAGCTGGCTATCGGCCAGGCGTTGGCCGCTGGACAAGGAATCGTCTTCACCGACCTGACCAGTGACAACTCGACATTCGAAGCCGGCACGTTCATTACGCCGCGGAGCGGGAGCTATATCTATGCCGTCAATTCGCTGCCAAGCAAGCAAGTCTTCAAGGTCGAAGGCTGGGGGTTTGTCAGCGATCCGAGCGGCGCCGGCGCCGAGGATTTTATCATCATCGGCGACCAATCATTCACACTGATCGAGGATGGCAGCTTGGGCGTCGTCAAGGTCACGAGCACGGCCTGGACCGTGAACCTCAACGACCATACGTGGAATCTCGGCACGGGTGCTATCAATGACCTCGGCCGCAACATTACGACGGTCACATTCAAAGGGCCGCCGCGATTCTACTCCTTGCCGCTGACGAGCAATCGTATCTGGGTCACACTGCAAGGCGTCGAAGATCGCGGCGATTCAACGGGTGCCCCGATCGACTCGCCGCCGCTCGTCATCTTGGAGTACCTAACGAACCCGCACCTTTGCAATCTCGTGACGGGTCTAGTCAACGTCGCGTCGTTCCACGCGGCCGCCACGGCGACGACGCATATCAACGCCTGGCGAACGCTGGAGATGGCCACGGTCTACGCCGGCTTTGCGCAGATCGAAGCTCGCGACGGCTTAGAGCTGTTGCAAGACATCGCGCGGCAGGTTCACTGCGTACTGTTTTTCGATCAAGGCAAGGTGTCGATTCTGCCGCTGACGAACTACATCCAAAACTGGGTGGCGACGTTCGATGAGACCTGCATCGAATCGCGCTCGCTCACGATTGCCGAAACGGACGCCTACGAAGCCAAGACACGGTTGACCGCCAACTGGACGTATGAGTTTGACGACAAGAAGCCGAAGCGGAAGGTAGTGGCGCTGAATCAAAACGCCTTGGACATCTTGGGACTGAATCAAGGCGAGATCGACCTGGACTTGTATAGCGATCGCGTGCAGGTGCAAAACGAGCTGGCGTTCAAGCTCATGCGGCTAAGTCGGATTTTCCGCGAGGTCTCGTTTACGGCCTTTCATAAGGCCCTCGTGCTCCAGCCAGGCGACTGGATTCAATTGGGCTACACCGAAATCGATACGCGCGTCATCATCCCGGCCGGGACGCGCTGCGAAGTCCTCGAAGTCAGCGATCAGCCGCCAAGCGGGCGCGTCAAGGTCAAGTGCCGGTACGTCCAGTTCCAGTATTAGACCTATGGGAATCGTCGCCGCCTTAAACGCCGCACTGCAATCGCGGCGCAAAGAGCTTGCCAGCAAACTACAGCACTTCGCCAAAGCCGCCACGACGGCCGCCAAGGGGCTTGTCGGTTATGCCTACGCCTACGGCTATGTCTCGCGGCCGCCAGAAAGCTACGGCTACACGTACGGCTACAATCCGCCACCCGTGACTCCCCCGGACTATGGCTATGGCTACGAAAGCTACGGATATGAGTACGGGTACGCCTACGGCTATTCGTATGGCTACTGCTACCAGCAATACGGAATTGTTCGGCGAGCGTTGCGCTTGCTTCGCGTGCAATGGGCCTCGTGGCGACTCGGCAAGCCGATAGGAAGCGGCCTGTGGGATCATGCCTACGTCTTGAACCTCGACCGACGGCCGGATCGGCTGACCAAGATCGACGCCCAACTCCGCCGCTTCGGCATCAACTATACGCGCATCGCCGGCGTGGACGGCACCGACCCGGCCGTGGCCGAAGATCATCGCACCGACGAGCGGATCAATCGCAAACAACTGCCGGGGGTAGGAATCTTTGGCTGCCTGCTCGGGCACATTCGCATCCTCGAAGCCGCCAAGGCGGCTGGACATCGCCGCGTGCTCATCTTCGAGGACGATGCTGTCCTCCATCGCGATTTCGCCCGGCAGCTCGACCGCGTGCGAAAGCTGCCGGCGTGGAAGATGATCTACCTCGGGGCTATCCAGATCAATTGGGACCGTGTGCAACTCGACGGCGATCGCTACCTGGCCGAGCACACGCACGGCCTGCACGCTTATCTACTCGACACGAGCTGCCTGAGCGAGTTGCTGGAGACGATGCGCAGCCGGCAGTGGACTCCGGACGACGCCGCCATTGCCAGCGTACAAAAGACGCACCGCGGCCAAGTGTTCGTGATGTGGCCTAACCTGGCCGTTCAGCGGATGGACTACAGCGACAATCGCAGCGATGCGCAAAATGCCGTCGTCACGAAAGCCGCCCGCTGGGACTCTTCGCTCTACCTGTTCGACAACCTTTCGCCGGCTTGGCCGGCCAGATCGTTCTCGCTCAACAGCATCGTCGACCAGGTCTACGTCCTGAACCTCGACCGCCGGCGAGATCGCTGGGAGGCGATGGAGGCCAAGCTGGCCGAAGTCGGCTTGCAAGCTGTGCGCTGGCGAGCTATCGACGGCCAAAGCGACCAGATCAAGCGGCAATTCGCGGCCGACAAGCAAGTGGACCGGAAGCGCTGCGAGCAGTCGAGTGGCTACGCCTGCTTGCTATCGCACGCCGAGATCATCTTGGATGCCAAGAAACGCGGCTTGCGTCGGATTCTCATCCTGGAAGATGACGCGCTTTTCCATAAAGACTTCCGAGCGTTGATCGGGCCGGCCATGGCGCGGCTGCCGGATGATTGGAAGCTCATCTACCTCGGCGCAACGCAACTCGATTGGTCGAGCATCTTACTCGGTCCGGACGAGTTCTACCTTGCAACCAACACATTAGGCACGTTTGCTTACATGCTGGACTGCTCGGCTTTTGACGATGCACTGCGAGCCATCGACGCCAAAAAAGACGCTGTTGATTATGCGATGGCTCGGGGCGTCCAGACGAAGTGGCGCGGTAAGTGCTTTGTCCTGAATCCGAATCTCGTCATCGCTGACTTGAAAGACTCGGACATTCGTAGCGACGGCGCGAACCGCTGGCTGGCCGAGCACTTGAAATGGGATCGAGCGCAGTATAGCGACGCCACGACCACAACCGTTACATTTGGAATTACGGCTTTCAATCGGCCGCAGTACCTTGAGCGGCTAGTGGCCTCGATCTTACGATTCTATCCCCAGGCCACGATCATCGTGGCCGATAACGGCAAGCTAAAGGCGAAGCTGCCGCCTGGAGTCCAAGTGTTGCCGTTGCCTTTCGATTGCGGCGTTTCAGCCGCACGCAACGCCCTCTATCGATCCTTCCGCACGAAGTACCTGCTGATCTTGGAAGAGGACTTCATCTTTACGGCCGAGACGCGCGTCGAGCGATTCGTTGACGTACTCGACAGCGATCTGGCCGTGGGCCTCGTCGGGGGAGCTTTAGACCTCGACGGCGCGAAGCACGACTACTCAATTACCATCTCGCAATTCGGCAGCGAAGTACGCTTGTCGAAGGCGAGCACGGCCTGGCGCACGACGCACTCCGGCACGACGTACCGGACCTGCGATATGGTTTTCATGTTCTGCCTCGTGCGGCGCGAGCTGACACAGGACTTGCTTTGGGACGAGCGGCTCGTGATTGGCGGCGAGCACCTGGCCTATTTCCAAGAGATGCAGAAAATGGGCCGCTGGCGAACGGCATACACACCTTGCGTGAGCTGTGTTCACGACCGCGGCGGCCGGACGCGTCAGTACAACGAATTCCGCGGCCGAGCCGCCAGCTACGTCGAGCGATGGAGAAACTTGTACCGACTGGCCGGGCCTTTTCGCGAGCCAGGAACCTCCATCCCGTTGCCGATGCACGAAAAGCCTAACCTGATTATCTTCGGCGTAGGGCATTCAGGCACGAGTGTCGTCGTCAAGATGGCCTTTCAACTCGGCTGGCTGAAGGGCGATGCCGATGAGAAGTACGGCGAGAGCGTGCGGCTGCGCGAGTTCAATCAGACGGCGATTATTCGGAGCCAGAAGTTCGACACCAAGGCGGCCAGCGATTTGATCGCTGCGCTGCCGCGGCCGTGGGCACTCAAAGACCCGCGTTTCGTCGAGCTGTTCAAGGACTGGCTGCCGATCTGGCTGGCATTGGAGCCGCTACCGCTGCTGTTGTTCTTGTCGCGCAACGAGACCGATTTGGCCGTCAGCTACGCCCGCCGTGGTGAACTCGTGGCCGGTCGGCCAGGCGCCCGCGGCCGAGAACTGGGCGACCTCGTGCGGCTGGCCGAACAGTCGTATCAAACCTGGCCCGGCCCGAAGCTGCGGCTAACCTACGAACAGCTTGAGCAAGCGTTGCCGCTGTTCAAGGCCGGCGCTCACGGGCATGGTTGACCTGTTGACAAGGCTATCGCCGCGATATATAGTCGCGGGCCGGAGGAACAAATGACAAAGCTCATCCTACGCGTTGACGATTGCGGCTGGACGCCAGACAAGGCCGACGATCGGAACCTGGAATACTTCCTGAGCTGGCGGGCAGCCCTGGCACTCCCGGTTGATGCGCACGTGACCTATGGGTTTATCCCGGTCACGCTCGGCTTCCGTGAGCTGGGGCGGCTGGAAGATGAACTTGGCCCCAACGAACGGCTGGCCGTCCACGGCTGGGACCATGCCGATGGCGCTGTAGTGACGGCGAAGCAAATGCGGTACGGGCTTAGGCTTTTGTACACGCTCACGCTCGACCGCCTTGTAGACTATGCCCCGGCCTATATTCCGCCATTCAATCGTTACGATCATCAGACGATAAGGGATTGGAGAGAGCAGACGTATAGCAGCTTCAGAGGCAGTCTAAATTGCCACTCCGTTTTCTTCGGCGGCTTCACAGATAGCGCCGTCGGGCTGAACCTGAGCAGCGATCCGATCATGGCCGTACCCGGGCTGCTGCATCTGCCGGCCGAAAAGGAACTCTACGGCCGAGCTGCGGAACTATTGGACCGTCTACCGCGATGGCTGGAGAAAGATCATCCGGATTCGGCACCGGCCGTCGTGACGCTCCACGCGACGTGGGACTGCAACGATTTTCTCTCACTGGCCGAACTCGGCAAGCTGCTAGCGCCGCTACTCGTGTCGCCGGATGATGCGTTGCAGTACCTTGTGCATCGCGGTCGCGTGGGAGGGAGAGTCTAGTGCTGATCGACACAGGCAAGGCCGGCTACGACTCGGTCCGCGAATTCGAGCAGCGCGTTGCGCCAGCACTGGCCGGCGATCCGATTCTCGGGCCGCGAGACCTCGAACCTTATCCCTCGACCGAACCGGCCGTGCAATGGCTGAGTCAACTTGCCAGCGGTCGTGTCTTGGAAATCGGCTGTGGCTTCGGCCGAATGTCCATCGCGTTGCCGTGGATGTCCAGCTATTTGGGCATCGATCCAGTGGCTGCGAAAATCCGGCGTGCCAGGTGGGATTACCAGAAAGATGAGCCGTGGGTCCGGTTCGAGTGTGTCAATCCGCGAGAGTGGCACCTTGACCTGAAGTTCGATTCGATCATCACGGTTACCGTGCTCCAGCACTTGACGCGGCCCGATACGATCAAGACGCTGGAGCTGGCCCGCGAGCACTTGGCAGCCAACGGGCGAATCCTCTGTTACGAGGGCTGCCTGCTGCCCGTGACCTCGGGGCGTTGCGAGCAGATGTATGCCGGACCGCTCCAAGCCGAGCACATGATCCCAAAGCCGTTGGACGAAATTGCGGAAGCGGCTGGGATTACGTGGTCTGGCGGCGGCTGCCGGATCAGTTTCACACCGAAGGCTTGAGGGATCATTATGCAATGGCTGGCCGCTACGGATGAAGAACAATTGGCGCTATTGCCTTTTTTTTCGAGATCGCGGCGACGTGTAAATCAGCTTCCTGATAAAGTGCTCGTGATGAGGTCGCTAAATGGAATTATTGTGCGATCGGCGATGCAATACATCGAGCCACATAAGTGGGAACTGTGGGGAATTCAACGGCATCCAGAAGATGGACTTCCAAGAGAGATCATCGAGTCATGGTCTACCGTTCTCGAATGGATTCGTCCGCTGATAGGTGACCGTGCGGCCATTGAAGTCTACCCACGGGATTGCCAAATAATTAACACAGCACCGATTCGCTGGTTCTGGGTTATTCCAGGCGAGTCACTGCCTTCGCATTTCGATCTCCATCTTTAGGTTTCATGGCGATGCCGAAAACGACCAAGGACATCCTGACTCGCGAGCACCTGAAGGCGGCTCACTTCCTGGCTTATAGCTGGGTGCTGGAGCGGCTCGCGGACCGACTACTGAAGAATCATTCACTCGTCATCGGCGAAGACGGCACGTTGAAGCCGGAAGCCCTCGACTTCGGCTGTCGCCATTCGTGGCTGCCGGCGCTGATGGTGCTTGCCGGCTGGCGGGTTATCGGTTTCGATCGTGACGAGACATCCCACGACGCGCAGCGCAGTCATGCCGACGAGATCGGCGAATTCAAAAATAAAATCACAACGCTGTCCTCAGATAAAGTCGAAGCGTTGTTAGATATTGGAGTTCGGCGAGAGTTCGACGCCGTAACGGCCGTGTTTGCGATTCAGCACAATGAAGTCGAAGCGCAGAAGGCCATCGTTCGATGGCTGGCGGAAATTTTACGGCCCGGTGGCTCACTGCTCGTCGTGTCCAGCTACACGGCCGGCGAGACCTTCCACCAAACGAATCGCGACGATCCGCAGTGGGTGCTGAGCATGGATGGCCATCAAGACTTGATCGACGCCAGCCGCCTTGAACTGGAATTTCCGATACGTTTCATGCGCTACGATCACGGGACGATAAATGGAAACTTTTGCGGCGAGCGAGACGCTTGCGCTATCTGCTACGAGCTGAGGAAACCCGTATGAACCTCCGGCCGATCTATGGCGGCAACAGCGATCCGGCCGCGCCGTTGCTGCTCGTGTTGCACGGCGAAGCCATGACCGGCGCCGGGATGCAGAAGTGGTCGGGGCTCGACGCCGTGGCCTCGGCGCTCGGCTGGCGAGCGTGCTACCCGCAAGCCCCGTTCCGAACGTGGCGATATAAGCGGTGGCAGGAAGAGCAAGCGGCCCTCAATGCCCTCGGTCGAGTTGGCGCCTGGGTCGGATTCAGCGAGGGGGCATATTTTGTGAATGCCGCTGGCGGAGACGTGCGCGTCAGCTATGCCGGCACGACGCATCCGACTGACCAACTCCAGCCGTCGGGCCGCGTGCTGCTGATCGGAGGGGCCAAGGATCAGCTCGTCACGCCGTCGATGGTGGACGCGGCGGCTACGGCTTACACGGCCGCCGGCTGGCTCGTGGCGCGGCTGACGGCCGGGCAGGGCGATCCTCCGGCTGGCTGGCCGCTGTTCCTGTCCAAACGTGGCCACTTTTACGATACTGCGGCCAACGCGACCATCCAGGCGTTCCTGGAGTAGAAAGGGGGTAGTCGTGCGAATCGTTTCCGTGTGCCGTACGTTTCCAACTCAGAGGCGCGGCGGAATGCCGTTTGTTTGTGCCGACCGCGCCGAAGGATTGGCCAAGCTCGGGCATGAGGTCCATGTGCTGACGACCGGGCCGACGGCCGGACACGAGCCAATCGAAGAACTCAACGGCGTCCAGGTCCACCACCTGCCTTGCGAGCCGATGGTCTACTCGCAGAAGTTTTCCGAGCTGCTGCGCGAAGCGTGCAAGGCTCTGCGGCCGGCCATCCTGCATCTTGACAGCATCGACCCGGCGCCTGGCCAGAATCCGCCCTGGTGGCACGACCGGCCCGGCGGGGCCAAGGCAACGGCCGTGACAATCCACGGCGCTAGCTGGGGCGGCTTCCTGACGACTTGGAATCAGCGGCGGTTGGGGCTGTTGGGTTCCTGCGCGGACTACAATGAGCAGAAGTTCCTGCGCGAGGCGTCCATTCTGTCTTTTGCCGACCGCGTGCTGACGATGAACCTGCACGAGCAACGGCTGATGGAGGATCACTACGGCCTATATGGCAAGGTCCGGCTGGTGCGCAATCCGATCCCCGATTACTTCTTCACCGAACCGCTCCAGCCGTTGCCCGCGAAGCCGACCATGCTGTTCACGGCCGTCTCGGGCCAGGGACCGCGGCGGCTGGAGTCCGCCAGAGCGGCCGCCAAGGCTGCCGGCGTCGATCTACTGGAAGTCAGCGGCATTCCGCGCAGTGACATGCCCTACGCCTATGACGCAGCCACGGCGCTCGTGCTGCCGACGACGTACGCGCAAGGGTACGACATGACGATCTATGAGGCCCTGGTCCGCGGCCGGGGCGTGATTATCAGCGCAACGGGAGCCTACCTATTCGAGACCAGGCACGGCGAATTGAGCGATTGCCCTGGCGTGCGCCTCGTGCGGCTCGGCGACCATGACGAGTTGGTTGAGGCCATGCGGAACCCGCCGAAGATGACTGATGCTGGCGCGGCCGACGCTCGCTGGGCGATGAATGAGCATCGGGTAGGAAAGCACGTCGATAACTGGCTAGAGGCCGTGATCGGATGAAGAAACTGAATGATGACGCCTTGCTTGTCCTCACGAAAAACGCGCTACCAAACTTGTGGTGTGCGCCGCTCGATCCCGACTGGCGTTCGCTCGACTTCGATCCCCATGGATGGTTCAGCGAAGACAACGAACGGACGCTGACCAAGCTGCTGGCCGAGGGGAAGATCGGGCGGGCGATTGAAATCGGGAGCTGGATCGGCAAGAGCACGCGGTTCCTGGCCGAGCACTGCCGCGAGCTGGTCATTGCGATCGACACCTGGAAAGGTTCGCGTGAGCACCACCGCGCAGGCCGCGACGACATTAAGCATCTGCTCGGCAAGCTGCTGCCGCAATTCCTGGCGAACTGCCAGGGCTTCGAAAATATCTGTCCGATCCGGTCGACGTCGTCGGCGGCCGCCAGCCTGAAGCTGCCGAAGGTTGGACTCATCTACATTGACGGCGACCACTCCTACGAAAGCGTCTGGCACGACGTCTATGACTATTTCGAGTTTGTCGAGCCGGGCGGCATCATCTGCGGCGACGACTGGCTGCTGTCCAGCGTCCGCGACGCCGTGCGCGACGTGGCCGATAACTGCGCGTGTCACGTCGAGATGGAAGGAAACTTCTGGTGGCTGGAGCAAGGCGACCCGGATGACTTCCGGCGCGAATTGAAGGCTAGTAAACTGGAGCCAGTTCCGGCCTGATTATGAAAACCGTCGGCGTCACAATTTGTTTGAACGAAATCGAGTACCTGGAACTCAACGTGCGCCAGCACTACGATTTCGTGGATCGCTGGATTATCGTTGAAGGCGCCGACGTACTCTATCCGCGCGAGCGCGTGACCGGCGACGGTCTTTCGACGGATGGCACGAGCGAGCTGCTGATGCGGCTGGTGGCTAAGCTGCCGAAGCTGGAATATGTGCCCTACGGCTGGGCGGTCAATAAGTGCGAGCTGCGGAACGTCTATGCAGCCAGGATCATGGATCAATCGGCCGTTATTGTTTTCGATGCCGACGAATTTCTGACGCACGAATCCCTTCGGATGTTGAAGTGCGGCTTGAACGAGCCAGGTGTGAGGCCGGGGGCCATTCGGCTGCCGCATGTCCACTTTTGGAAACAGCCGGACCAGATCATCGTGGGCGGATACTACGACGTGCCGCACGACCGGGCCTACGTATGGCCGGCGATGTCACGCTACCTCGACAACCACAACCATCCTTGCTGGCTGGCGTCCGGCGGCTGGCGGCAGATCAACGATAGCAGCCTGAAGTTTGAGCGAGCCCTTGAGTGCCGAGAGGGCAGCTACAGCCACGATCTGCCGGCATGGCTACATTTTGGGTTCGCAAAGCGTCCGGAAAATATCGCCGACAAAAACGCCTACTACCTCGCCCGCGGCGAAGCGTCCACGCGGCCCGGCACGACGCGAGATCGTGCGGCCTGGTTCGCCGAGCAAGTGCCCGACGGTTGCAAGGTGCTGCCGTGGGGCGGGAAGCTTCCGGAGATTATGCGATGCGCGTCGGACTGATCGGCTGGTGTTGCCGTACAGGACTCGGCAACCAGAATTGTGACCTGTTCCGTACCGGCCGCTTCGATCGCTGGCTCATTCCGCGGCATCCGATCCTCGGCGTCGATAAGTCGATGTTGCTGCCAGGCGACAACGTCAGCTTTTGTGACGTGAAGTATGCCGGTGAGCAAGTTGAAGGATTCTTGCCCGGCCTGGATGCACTCACATTCGTCGAACGGCCGTACCTGTCCGCGTCCGCTTCGCTGCTTTCGCGGTGCCTGCGATTAGGCATCAAGACTTGCTGCGTTCCCAACATGGAATGGTTGCCAAAGCCGACCGATGAAGGCCAGGAATGGGTCCGCTTGGTCGATGCTATGTTCGCGCCGACACGCTGGACGCTGCGCAAGCTGCAAGAGATGGCGGCTCGATACGGAGACCGCTTGGCGTGGTCCAGAAAAATCGTCGGCGGCCGCTGGGGCGTGGACCTCGGCCAGTTTTCTTACGAGAACCGACCCGTCTGCCGCCGGTTCGTTTTCGCCAACGGCTGGGGAGGAGTTCAGGGCCGCAAGGGAGCCGAAGCCGTCTATCACGCCGCCAGCCGCGTCCCCGAGGCCATCGTGAAGTTCTTTTCGCAGACCGGCCGCGTGCCGCCGCTGTACCACAAGCCGCCGAACGTGCAATTGATGATCGTCAACTTCGACTATCGATCTTGCCTCTATCAGTCCGAGGCCGGCGACGTGCTGTTGGCCCCAAGTAAATGGGAAGGGCTCGGGCTGCCGCTCTATGAGGCTCAGGCGTGCGGCATGCCGGTTATCACGACGGACGGCGAGCCGATGAATGAAGCCGGGCCGGAGGCGTTGCTCATTCGCGCCAAGCCGGCAGCGTTCGAAGTCGATGGCCATCATGTCAACGCCTACGACGTGGACGCTGAACACCTGGCCGAACTCATGCGCGGATTGCTTGGCCAGCCCATCGGCGAGCGGAGCCATGCCGCGGCTTGGCACGTCGAACAGCACCACAACCTGGCCGATGTCGCCGAAGAGTTGTTAGCGGCCTTGCGTTGACAGCCACTAACTATCGCCGTAATATATCACCAGCCGCCCCGGCAAACTTCCCTCGCTCGGCCGGGGCGGCTTTTCTTTGTAGGATGCTGCCGCGATGGATCGTAATACGGCCGAACGGAACGGCAAATTCCCGAACAGCGAAGAGCGGCTACTGACGCAATTGCTCGTGCATGCCGAGCGTGGCGAGTGGTTGCAGATTCGCGACCTGTTGCGCCGCCGCGAAGTGCGGCTGCTCGTCAACGTTGCCATCCTCGCCAGTACGGACGAGTGGGAGCGGATGCACCACCTGCTGCGGCTGCATGAGCGGGCACTGATCGTCAAATACGAGGGGCCGGATCGGCTGGCCGTGGCGCAGCTCGGCTTGAGCCAGCGCACAGTCAACGCCTTGGAGGAAGTCGAGATTCTGACGGCCGCTGATCTGATCCGCTTTTCTCCGTGGCAGCTCCGCGGCAAGGTCGAACTTTGTGGCGATGCGACAATAGCGGAGATCGTCGATGCGCTGGCGGCATTCGATCTACGACTGGCTGGCGAGCCACAAGGCTCACTGCCTGATGATTCGCTCATTGCGCAGCCGGTCGCACAGGGGCGCCGGAAGTCGGTCGTAAAGCACGGAGAAAGGCGAGCCGTACTAATGGACCTGATCGCTACCGGCCGACGCTTGCGGCGGAGCGAAATGGCCGACGCAGCTCGCATCAGCGACAAGCACGTGGACGTCTACATTCAGGGCTTTATGACGGCCGGACTATTGGAGCGCGTTGGGCATGGCGCCTACCAGAAGCCGGCAGCCGTCGGCAACGGCTCGTCGTAAAGTCAACAGCCGCAAGCGGTAGAAAAAAGTTCGGAAATCTTTCGATTTTGCTCTTGCGTCCGATCTATCGCGGCGATATACTGCAAGGGTTGACGCGGACACGAGACAAACGAAACAAGGAGCCGAACGATGAGCCTGGAAACGATGACCGAAGAAACGAGACTGGCCCTGCAAGCGTGTGCCGAGAAGGACGGCATCAGCCCCGAGCTATTCCTGGCGGCCCTCAAGATCGAAAGCAACGGCCCGACGCGGGTGGTAACAAAAGTCAGCGGCGGACACGTGGCCTATGCTTGCCCGCCGAGCCAAGCCGCTGAGAAGGGGATCGTGCCGGACTTCTTCCTGATCCGCAACGACGGCTGGAGCCTCGGCTACCGAGCCAAGGATCGCAAGGCCGCTCTCAAGCTGTGGGACGGCGAGTGGGTCTACGAAGGGAAGTTCACCTAACAAGGCCGCTGACGGCCGCCGGCAATCGTGCCGGCGGATTTTCGAAACTCTCAACCACAAGGAATCAAGCTGTGACGACCACAAAGAACTTCGCCGCCACCAACCGAATCGACAGCCTGTTGAGCGTCGGCATCTGCCCGACAGTAACGGACGCCAGCAAGACGCTCTACACGCTCAACGCCTGGGGCCTGGGAAACGTCAGCTTGACGGTTCGCGGCCACGACGTTGATTTCAAGATGGACCGGGAAGAATTCGATGCTCGCTTGGCCGATGGCCGGATCATCGTGCTGTAACGATCTTTCGCGGAGCCCTTACGGGGGCCGAGCCGATCGACCGTTACTTGCCCCTCAACTGCAAAGGATCGAACCATGTCGAAGCACAACGGAAAACACCTCATCCAAGCCCCGGCCCTCGTCGCCTGGTCCGAGCTGAGTCCAGCCGCCAGGACGGCACTGGCCGCCCTCCCTTCGCCGCCTTCGTTGGACGTCGTCGCCAGCGGCGCCAAGGTCTTTAAGGCCGACGGCTCGGGCTGGTGGAATCAACCGGCCGCCAGCGTGAAGGACGTCGTGGTCGAGCGCATCGAGCTGCACCGTAATCGCATCAACCAGCAGCTTGACGCCGCGGTGGCCGTGGCGCAGAGGCTCGACGGCTTTTCGCCGGCCGAGCGGCAACACATCCTGGAGATGGCCAACTGATGAGACCAAACCCCGATAACTTGTCATCCGGAGACGTCGTGCAGCTCTCGCCGGAATGCAGTAGCACACTTTTCGCCGGCTGCATGATGACCATCACGGAAGTGAAGCACTGGGGAGCACAAGGGTATATCCAGTGCCCCGGCCGAGACGGCAAGCCCGGCGGCGCGGCTTACTACCGTGCGCAATGGGAAGAGATGGAACTTGTAGGCAAGGCTGTCTGGATGACCGGCTGACGAGTCCGCGGCGGCGGACGAAACGGCCGGCAGGGGCCGTACCGGATGCGAACGAAGGATGCTAAAATCAGCGAAGCCGGAATACCCTCATCACCCTGCACGGAGCCGCAGCGATGTCCGAGACGCTTCGCGAACTAAACACCCGCTTCACCTTCAAGCCGCACGACAAGCTGCTACTCGACGGTGTGCGGCTCGTCGAGGCTATTTCCTATCCTGTACCCGGTGCCGTCCCGACGCTGGTGGTCCGGCTGACTCCTGGCGATCCGACAACGCTGGCCGAAGTGCCGGCGCACCGGCTGGCTCACTTGCCGGCGAGGAGGCCGGCTAAGACGGCCTAATTTGTAGTTGCATTCCGCATATCGTCGCGATATACTGGCCACGTTATGAACGCCACCCTCAGCCGCTCCGCAACGATCGCACTCTTGGCCCTACTGAACGGCCCGCGTGCCAGGGAACTGTATGCCAGGTGGCGAGCCGACGATTTGAGCGAAGACGAATGGGACGAGGCGGAGCGGATCGCTGAAGCGGTGCGCGCCGATGACGCCAGTGGGCGCCGACCGGAGTCGGCAGGAGCGATGCCAAGCTACTCGGAGCTGATGGACGAGTCGCCTGCTCAGCCGGCCGCCGAGCCCGCCAGACGTCCCGCCGAACCAACTCCACGACAGAGCCGCACCTTCCGTACGGCCAAGGGCGTGCTCGTCGAAACGACACTCACGAACGAAGAGGCACTGGCCATCTGCGCCAAGGGGCGGCAGGACTTCGGCCGCTCGCTGGCGGCGCGACATCATCAGTACGGCCGGCTGAGCAACGATCAATGGGCGTGGGTTCACAAGCTGGCCCTGGAAGCTAAATAAGTTCCGTTCCTTGAAAGCGAGGTAAGCTATGGCGACTATCTATCGGGGCTGCCGCGTCGGCGACATGGCAGTCATAACGGTCAACGGCGAATCGCTGCCGCCACGGACTGACCTTCGCGACATCTCACCAAGCGGCTTCGCCTGGGGGCACTCCGGAGGCGGAGCTGCTCAACTCGCCCTGGCGATCTTGGCTCACTACTTCCCGGCATGCGCCGGCATAGAGTCGCCGATTAGCGACGAACTGGCGACCGGACTCTACACGCGATACAAGCGGGACGTGATTGCCACACTGCCGGGCAATACGTTCGAGATCAGCAGCGACGCCGTGGCCGCTTGGCTGGCGGCAAACGACCCTTACGTGCAGGCCGTGCTAGCAGAATACGAAAGCCGGGCCGAGTCGCCGTACTAACCAATGACCAAGACTCAGCAACCGCTTGCACCGAAGCCGTGGCCACGCCTCAGCGAGACGTTGACATGCCAGCGGCACATTAACTGCTGCCAGTCTTGCGGACGCGGCCAGCTCGACGGCGAGGTCAGCTTATGGCAGGAGTACGATGAGAACGACGAGCCAGAGCCGATCGCCGTGGCGTTGTGCAAGCAATGCTCAGACCGGCTCGTCGAACCGCACCCGAGAATCTACGCCAAGGTCGCACGCTTTGCGCCGTTCCCTGGAGCGATGACGATCTGCTTGGCCTGTTCGCATCGCGACGGCGTGCGTTGCCGATCGCCGGACGCCAAAGCAAACGGCGGTCATGGCATCTGGATCGTTGCCGGCCGTGCCAATCAAATCCACGTCCTCCGCACGCCGCGGAGCGAGTCCGGTTGGATTACTGTTTACGAAGGGCCGCCGACCGGCTGCTCTGGCTTGTGGGATCAGGGGGAGAATTGGCCGTGAGCCAAGGAGGGCCGCATGCACTATCGTTTTCCGCGGATGATTGCTCAAGAGCTTGAGTCGCAGAGGCAGCTTGCTGTGAATACCTTCGAGCACTTCTTACTGCCGTGCGGCGAAGTGCCGCAGATCGGCCATGAGGACGAGGCCTTCGAGCAGTTCGACGCCGACGGCCGGAAGGCTCTCTACATCTCGGCCGAAGGTAGCTATCGTTTCGTACGATATACGGACGACGATACGCCGATCAGCGTCTTACAGCTCGTCAGCCGCGACGGCCAGATAGCCGTTATCTCGACCGTATTCACGATCCGCCACGAACGCCGCCGAGGCCACGCTCGCCGGCTGCTGGAGCTGGCCAGGAAGTTCTTCCACCGAGTACGGCACGCCGACCGCGAGCGCCGCACGGCGATGGGCGATGCCTGGACGTGCGGAGTCGAAGGGGAGAGAGTTTGGCGATGAGCTTCCACACGATCGAAGGGCAATCCGCACTCGTGGCTTATGGGCCGCATAGCGATGGCGTATTCGTTGCCGTCCGCGGCCGCGAGCTTGAAAAATCGGTCGAGGCCGATCCGAGCCCCGATCACTACTGGGTGAGCTGCGATCCTGGCTTGTACGTCTGGGAAGGCGATTACACCTACGAGACAGGCGGCTGGGCTGGCACGGAGCCAGTCGAGCCCGATGAATGGTGGAACGGCGAGCTGCGGCGTGCGCTGCCGGTTGATCTAGAGCGGTTCGGGATTATCTAGGAGCAATCCGTGATTAAGTATATTGGCACGGCACAAAGCGGCCGCTCGGTAATTGCCGTCGGCTTGAGCCGTGAGAATATCGAGCTGCTGTTGGCCGGTCGTGAGATTGCCATCGACGTCGACGACATGGCGGCCGAGTCGCATCGGCTGCCGCCGGCGGGCGGATGGTTTCGCATCTTCGCGGCCGAGACGGACGACGAGTTGATGGAAAAAGTTGCGTCGATCACGCGAGGCGCAAGCACGGCCAAGCCATACGATTCGACAAAGGATCAACCGTGAACGTCAATTGCCTAATACCATACTTCGGGAGTGCCCGTATCATCGCTCCGCACGTTGGCAAGGCCCTGGAAGGTTGCAACTGGATCGGCGTCGGCATGGTCGGCGGATTCGCGGAAGTCGCCTGCATGCGAGCCCGCACGCTCGTCATCAACGATCTGCACCGATGGGTTATCAACTTGGCTCGCGTGGCCGCAGACCGCCAGGCCGGGCCGATGCTCTATCGCCGACTGCGCCGCGTGCTGTTCCACCCCGAATCACTGGCGGCTTCGCAGCAGTGGTGCAAAGCCAAGGGCGAACTGTCGGCCGGCGAGTTCGACGTCGAGGCGGCTTATCATTATTTCGTTGCTGTCTGGATGGGCCACTCGGCCAGAGCCGGCACGGATGCAGAATTTAACGGCGGTCTGTCGCTACGCTGGAGCGCTACAGGTGGCGACTCGGCCGTGCGGTTCCGCTCGGCGGCCGCGGGCTTGCTTGAATGGCGGAAGATTCTGGCCGGTGCCACGTTCTCGACGCTGGACATTTTTGACTGGCTCGATATGTGCAAAGACAACGCAGGGCATGGGATTTATATCGATCCTCCGTGGTTCGGGCCAGGCGATGCGTACGTTCACAAGTTCACGCTCCAGCAGCACCGACAGCTTGCCGACCGCGTGGCGACGTTTCACGCGGCCCGTGTCGTCATGCGGTTTTACGACGTGCCTTTAATTAGGTAATTATATACTTGACTCATCACGCGGTTTCGGGTATGCTTAGGTAATTGGCAGCACATTCGCTGCCGGGTTCGCCGAGCCGATCGGCAGTTGGGCCTGACCGCCCAGGGAGATTTTCAATGAGTAAGTTCACCCCAGGACCATGGCACGTAACCGACAATGGGGAGATAAATTCGGACGGCAACCGCTGGAAAGCCGTCGCAACAGTAGAGGCGAATTGGCTCGGAGCTGGCGAAGTCACAATGGCCGAAGCCGACGCCAATGGGCGGTTAATTGCCACAACGCCCGAATTGCTCGACGAATTGCAGTATGCCTTCGACAACCTGCACAAATGGACTGGCTCGACAGGCCCAGGCTGTGCGGAATGGTGTGAGCGAGTTCGTTCCGTGCTCGTTCGGGCGAAAGGCGGTACATGATGGCAGGCAAACGATGCGTCTTTGCGACAGGCAGCCTGTTTGGCGTGATGGACAATCTGACGAAAAACCAACTCATCGACCTGGTTGCCGACCTCGCCCGCGCTGAACTTGGAGAAGGCACCACCAACGATGTTGTAGTCGATTGGTTGAAGCCAAAGCTTGAAACCATCTGGCGCGTTAGGGGCGACAAAGGTTTCAACGTGGCACAGGTCTACAACAAATGCTGTGCGGCCTATGCACGAACTGGTCAGTAACCCCGACTCCCCTGCGCCCGGTGCCGGTCTAGTCAACCGGCCGGAGCAATCGGCCAGCCGGGCGCAGGCTTTCTTGAGGCGCAGATGACACTCTCTCAACAAAAACTGATTGCACTTATCCGCTCCAGGGGTGGCGACGTTGCATGGAACGAGATTTCGACATTTCGCTGGAGATCGGTGGAACCGCTGATACGGGCTGGTTTCTTGAGGCGAATTAGCTGCGGTACGTGTCTGGGGTGTGAATTCGGCAAACGACACGGCGAAGATTGGCATTGTGAAAAACAGCATATTAGGCTTGTGAGCTAACCCATGACCGACACCCCGAAAACCCTCCAAGAGGCCGTGACCTACTTCGCCGATCGCGAGGTCTGCTTTCAGGAAATGCTGGCGGTGAAGTGGCCGGACGGCAAAATCACCTGTCCGACGTGCGGCTGTGAGAAGGTCGGCGTGGTCGGCTCGCGGCAGTTGTGGGTGTGCCGAGAATGCGGCCGGCAGTTTTCCATTCGCGTTGGCACGATTTTCGAGGATAGCGCCCTGCCGCTGCATCACTGGCTGATCGCAATTTGGTGTGTGGCCAACGGCGACGATGTATCGAGCATTGCGCTGGGCAAAGCCCTGAAGGTCACGCAAAAGACGGCATGGCTCTTGCTTTATCGTATTCGGATAGCTAGGCAGTTGACCCACAAGCGGATGTAATGCCGTCCGAAGGAGAAACTGCCCATGATTCTGAAGCCGATTCCATCGCATCCCGACTATCTGATTGGCGACGACGGTTCTGTTTGGTCCTGCCGTCGTTCTAAATTGAATCGCACCGGCGAGCGACGGCGACTCAAGCCGCAACGGCACAGCGCCGGTTATCTGTGCTTTACTGTTCGCATGGAAGGCGGAAGGCAGACGAGCCTGCTGGTCCATCGTTGCGTACTGGAAGCGTTCGTAGGTCCATGCCCTCCGGGCCAAGAGTCTCGACACCTGGACGGCGTGCGAACGCACAACAGCCTTGATAACCTCGCGTGGGGAACGCCAGACGAGAATCAGGCTGACCGCGAACGACACGGCACTGTTCCTCGCGGCGATAATCACCATTCGTCGAAGCTCACCCAATCTCAAGTGTTGGAAGCCCGAGACCTCAGAGCTTCCGGGATGGCCTTCAAGGAAATTGCCGAGCGTCTCGGGGCAAACATCGGCACGATTAAATCGGCGGTTCGCGGCAAGTCCTGGAAAGCTTCTATGGGGATCACGTAAATGCTCGACGATAACCGTGGGCTGGCAATGGTCCATTTTGAGAAGAGGCCAAATGGGCAGCTCGTTGAGATAATTCGCATGCAGGCGCTCCCGGCCGACTGCTGGGTGTGCGGCGGGGACGCGACGGGAATGCACCACGGGATTCCCGTTTATGAAGATCAGATTTTGCCCAACGATTGGCCCGGTGATTGGGCAGGCGTTCCGGCATGTGAGGGGTGCTTTGAGAAACAAAACAGGCTGACAGAGCCTGTAGCTCTCTGGCGATTCAAGAGGATGAAATGAGCACGAAGCGCGAACGGATTGGCGACTTTCGCGGCCTGCTAAGCAAGCTAGTGCGAGTGCCGAAAGCAGAACTGGCCCGCGAAATCGAGCGGGACGCGGAGCGCAAGGCGAAGAAACGGGCAGGCAAGCGGAAGAATTAGGCATCGTTAGTTATGATGAGTCAAGTATATAGTTACCATTTATATCGATCCTCCATGGTTCGGGCCAGGCGATGCGTACGTTCACAAGTTCACGCTCCAGCAGCACCGACAGCTTGCCGACCGCGTGGCGACGTTTCACGCGGCCCGTGTCGGCTGGCGGGTTTACGA